AGTATTTATCCAAAACAGTTGCGTTAAATTATAATCACTGTTATACTTGTTCATGAATGAATTATTTAAACCTACATTATATTGGATCAAAGATGACTTTAAGTCTAACCGAGTTCGCTTTATTATTGAGTTGCTTGCTTGGGCTATTAGTATTGGTTGCGCTATCACTATGGCAGTCACGGTCCCCACTCCTCCGCTTCTTACTCTTTATCCTATTTGGATCGCTGGCTGTGCTATGTATGCTTGGGCTAGTTGGACTAGGAAATCTTTTGGCATGCTCGCTAACTATATATTGTTAGTAAGTATCGATTCTGTTGGTCTGATACGAATGTTGACTAAATAATTTTGAGAAAGGTTTGATCAGCCACAAATGATCACTTTGGTATGTGCAAGCCGCAAATTGCATAAGGAGATGAGCAATGAGTTATATCGATGCGTTATGGGATCGAGAGAAAGACATCATACAAGTTGTCGAACGCGATCCAAAAAAGGGTAGGATCTATCAAACTTATCCTGCTAGGTATTTGTTTTATTACCCGGACCAACGGGGCAAATATAAATCAATCTACGGCGAAAACCTTAGCAAGGTAAGTGCTAAGAGTTACAAAGAATTCCAAAAAGAACAAAGAATCCACAGCAGTCACAAACTTTACGAAAGTGACATCAATCCGGTTTTCCGTTGCCTTGAAGAAAACTATCTAGGTAAAGATTCTCCAAAACTAAATGTAGCGTTTTGGGATATTGAGGTAGACTTTGATCCAGAGCGTGGCTACGCAAGTCCAGACGATGCGTTCATGCCAATTACTGCCATTGCTGTACATTTGCAATGGATGGATACATTAGTATGTCTTGCAGTACCTCCAAAAACACTTACAATGGAACAGGCAGAAGAACAGGTTAAAGACTTTCCTAACACTATGTTATTTGAAACCGAATACGAGATGTTAGACACATTCTTAGACCTTATACAAGATGCAGATATTTTAAGTGGATGGAACAGTGAGGGCTTTGACATGCCCTATACTGTAAACAGGGTTATTAAGGTACTAAGCAAAGAAGATACTCGAAGATTCTGTTTGTTTGGAGCGATGCCCAAAAAACGAGAGTATGAAAAATATGGGAAGCAGGCTGTTACTTATGACCTTGTTGGTCGTGTTCACCTAGACAGTCTCGAGCTGTACCGCAAGTATACATATGAAGAACGGCACACCTACCGATTGGACGCGATTGGAGAAATGGAAATAGGTGAGTCAAAAACAGTCTATGAAGGTACGCTAGATCAACTTTACAACAACGACTTTAAAAAGTTTATTGAATACAATAGGCAAGACTGTGCGTTGTTGGACAAGTTAGATAAGAAGTTAAAGTTTATTGATCTCGCTAATACTGTTGCTCACGAATGTACTGTGCTACTACAAACCACAATGGGTGCTGTAGCTGTTACTGAACAGGCTATTGTAAATGAGGCACACCATCGTGGCATGATTGTTCCAAGTCGGACCAAGCGTGAAGAAGGTGCAAGCAGTCAGGCGGCGGGTGCGTATGTTGCATATCCTAAAAAAGGATTGCACGACTACATTGGTTCGATGGACATCAACTCACTATATCCGTCTGTTATTCGTGCGTTGAACATGGGTCCGGAGACTATTATTGGTCAGTTGCGGCAAGAGTATACACAAACAGAAATTGATGCCAAGATAGCCAAGGGGTCTAGTTTTGCGGCTGCTTGGGAAGGCAAGTTTGGTAGTAACGAATACGAATTTGTTATGGCAAAAGATCGCACACACGACATTATTGTTGACTGGGAGAACGGGTCTACTGATGTTATGAGTGGGGCACAGATTTACGAAGTAATATTCGAAAGCCAAAAGCCTTGGATGCTAAGTGCTAACGGAACTATCTTTACCTACGAGAATGAAGGTATTATTCCCGGGTTGCTGAAACGATGGTATTCCGAACGAAAAGAAATGCAGTCCAAATTAAAAGATGCTATTAAAGCAGAGAATAAAATTGAAGAAGAATATTGGGATAAGAGACAGTTGGTTAAGAAAATTAATCTCAATAGCTTGTACGGTGCTATTCTTAACATGGGCTGTAGGTTCTTTGATGATCGGATTGGGCAATCTACAACTCTTACCGGCCGACAAATTGCTCGTCATATGGCCGCAAAAATAAATGAAGTTGTAACAGGTGAGTACAATCATACAGGCAAGGCTATTATCTATGGTGATACAGACTCTGCATATTTTAGTGCCTATGGCAGTTTAAAAAATGAAATCGCTAAAGGACAGATTGCATGGGATAAAGATACTGTAGTTCAACTGTATGATACTATTGCCACCGAAGTTAATAGTACCTTTCCACAAATGATGGTAGATTATTTCCATTGTCCTAAGAGCCGTGGGGAAGTTATCAAAGCTGGTCGAGAAATTGTTGCTATCAAAGGGCTGTTCATTACTAAGAAGCGGTATGCTGTATTGTATTATGACAAAGAAGGCAAGCGCAGTGATGTAGATGGAAAACCTGGTAAAATTAAAGCAATGGGCTTAGATTTGAAGCGGAGTGATACTCCAGAATTTATGCAAAAGTTCTTGGAAGAGCTTCTAACTAAAGTACTTAACGGTAGCCAAGAAAAAGAAATTCTAGATCGGATCAGCGAGTTCCGGACAGAGTTTAAGGCTCGCCCAGGTTGGGAAAAAGGTAGTCCAAAACGGGCTAACAATATTGCAGAGTATCAAGAAAAGGAAGTTAAACAAGGTAAAGCCAATATGCCCGGACATGTCCGTGCAAGTATTAATTGGAATACTCTGAAGCGAATGAATGGTGACAAATATAGCCAACAGATCGTTGACGGAATGAAAGTGATTGTTTGCAAAGTAAAACCTAATCCATTAGGATTTACTAGTGTAGCATACCCCACTGACGAACTAAGACTTCCCCGTTGGTTTCAGGACTTACCATTTGACGACGGGGCGATGGAATCAACCATTATCAATAATAAGCTAGAAAATCTCATTGGAGTACTTGAATGGGATCTAGACAGCACAACTGACAATAATACATTTGGCAACTTATTCTCTTTTGAATAAAAAAGTTGTTGACTTTATCATTAAATCTAAATATACTAACTGAAAGGACATTTATATGAAATCTATTTTACAAGACATCGTTGCTCATACTAACAAACTAGGCTTTTTGAACATCGTAAAGATCACTGGCACATCCGATAAAACTCTTATCGATTCTATGGCTGATGACCGAAGCGTTATCATGTATGCCGAAACAACAAATCCACAACCGGAAATGATCGGTACATATGGAATGCCACAATTAGAAAAACTTCGTTATCTAGTTGACGGTAAAGAATACCAAGAAGATGCAACTATCGAAGTTATGACAGCAGATCGAAATGGTGAAACATTGCCGGTGGGCTTGCACTTTGAAAATAAAGACGGCGACTTTAAAAACGACTATCGTTTTATGAATCAAGAAATTATTAACGAGAAACTGAAGACCGTTAAGTTTCGCGGGGTTAACTGGCATGTTACAGTTGCTCCTACTGTTGCCGCTGTTCAGCGTTTTGGTTTCCAAGCAGGTGCTAATACAGAGCACACAACATTCCTAGCAAAAACGGATGGTGATAAACTTGTGTTTACTTTTGGTGATCAAAGCAGTCACGGTGGCGAGTTTGTATTTGCTACGGGTATTACAGGTAAGCTATCAAAGGCATGGACATGGCCAGTTAATAGTGTGTTGAGCATTTTGAAGATTGCAGATGCTAACAATACTACAGTAAGTTTTAGCGATGAAGGTGCTATGCAGATTACTTTAGATAGTGGTCTCGCTGTTTACAAATATATTATTCCTGCAAATACATGATCAAAGGATTACGAGGCGATCAAGGTATTACGGTTAGTGGCGGCGATACTGCTGTTCCTTATATTAACCAAAATACCACCAACCCCATGCAAGGCATGATGCGAGTCTGGGGAGCGGACCTGCAGACATTTGATGGCAGCAATTGGATTTGTATGAATTCCAGTTATGCCACTGTAAGTTTAGATCCAGAGTTACAAGTATTATTAGATTGGGTTAAATCAAAACAACGACAAGAAATTGAATTGTTAGAATTAGCCGTAAAAAACGAAGCAGTGCGTATTGCATTAGAAAATGTAAAAAAGGCACAAGATCAACTTACCATAACAGCACATTTATCGAGAGAACATGAAACAGTTACCAGTTAATTTAACACCACTACAAAAAGACTATGCTGTCTATTTGCCAGCTATTAGCTCTTTCTATAGCACCTATGTTGCTAAACAGCGACTAGAAGAATTTGTACCTAAAGATCGTATTCCTCCGGGATTTGATCGCGGCATTGAAGGTATGAACTTTCTTAACCCGGAACAAGGATACTTTACTTATAAGTATGCTCTTTATTCTGCAGGTCATGCACAACTAGATCTAGAAAAAAGTGTAGAACAAGAATCAATGATCCAACAACGAGATCGTGCCAATACCATGATACTTGGCGACTCAGGTGGATACCAAATTGGTAAGGGTGTGTTGAAGTTTGATTGGTTAAACTTTGAAGGACCAGAAGCTAACAAGACTCGTAAAAAGATTTTAGAGTGGTTAGAATTGACTGCCGATTGGTCAATGATGCTCGATGTGCCAACCTGGGCCTGTGACCATATACATAGTCCAAAGACAGGCCTTAAAACTTTTGAAGATTGCCTAGATAAGACAAAATTCAATAATGATTACTTCTTAAAGAATAAATTAGGACAGACTAAATGGCTCAATGTATTGCAAGGGTCAAATTGGGAAACAGCCGAAGCATGGTATGATGGTGTTAAGGAATTTAGTGATCCGAACGGACCTTATGCCGGCAGAGAAGCAGAAGGTTGGGCATTTGGTGGTGCCAATATGTGCAAAATGGATATTACTCTTAAGCGTCTAATGACTCTTAGAGAAGACGGTTTGCTGAAGGGCAAAAACTGGATCCACTTCTTGGGTACAGCGCAACTTGACTGGAGTTGCTACTTAACTTTAATTCAAAGGGAAATCAGGAAACATGTCAACGAAGAAATTACCATATCTTTTGATTGCGCCTCACCGTTTATCGCAACAGCACACGGACTTGTCTACACAAATGCCGTCCACACACCAAAACGGTGGAGCGTTATTATGGACAAAGCCCCAGACAACAAATCATTGTCAGGAAGCGATATCCCGTTCCCATTCGAATCAACGATTGGTCGCAGGCTAACAATGGCAGACATCGCCTACTATAACTTAGGTGTTCGTAAAACGGATGCCGAGTTAGGTGTAGGTCCAAGGGGTGGAAAAATTGAGTTTGATCACTTAAACCCCGAACACTACCATGTAGTTCCCAAACTTAATAAGCTAGGTAAGATTCCAAATAGAACAAGTTGGGATAGTTTTGCCTACGCACTCATGATGGGTCATAATGTTGAGTGTCATATTGTTGCTGTACAACGGGCACAACAGTTAATGGACATTGAAATTACTAAGACCAAAGATAAACTTTCTTGGAAGCATTGGAAAAAAGTTAAAACTCAAGATATGAGTGATGAGTATTCAGACTGGGTACCTCGCAATATTTTATATTTTAATTCCTTTGTGGCAGAGTTGTTTAATACAACATCTAAAGACGAAGCATTTAAAATGATTGAGCAGGCAAAGCCTTTCTTGAAAACATTAGAAGGTGCTCGACTACAAGGTGGTCCTGCTGATAATGTATTTGACAACTTATTCCAAGTCGAAGAAAAGATACAGGATCAGATCGATTTTGCGAATCCCGATGATGATAATCTTCGAGCATTGAAAGACGAGTTAGAAGCATAATAAAGGAAAACTAAAATGGCAACACACAAAAAGAAAACTGAATCTACCGATACTTTACCTAACATCATCCGCGGAAGCCATAGTACACGAACAGAGTATCCAGATGGTCGAGTTGAATTTGAAACACACTGGGACGAGCTAGTGAGCGATGTTCAAATGGCTATTTTAAGTGCGGAAAGTAGAATTCCAGTAGCAGCCGAAAAACCAAAAAGAAAACGCAAAGAAAAATTATAACATTTTGGTAATCATTGTGTTTGACTTTCAGGTTAAATTACAGTATACTAATAACATATTAACAAGAAGGACACGCAGTTGAATAACCCAAAAATTATCGTCAATTTTGCTCCTGGTGCGTTTGATGACTTTGAAGGCACACAAGAAGAACTCGACTCACTGGTTAATGAAATTACCAAAACTTTTCAAAACATATCACCTGAAAAATTGTTAGAAGATTCAATTCTAACTGATTGGGAATCTACTTCTAGCCAAAGGTCTTTACAATGAACCGAGATTATACAAGTGGTGAACAGGACAATGTTTTATTTTTTACAGGGGTAGAAGTCGAACACACTCCTGCATATGGTAAAAAAACACTGTTTGTTACTGGTGTACAACCAGTTGAACACATTGCACTTAACTTAAACGGGGCAGAGCATATTTTCTTTGGTGCTAATCACAGTTTCAATCCCGCACACAACGATTATAATAATTGGAAGCAGTGGGACGATATGATTACGCATTTCCTTGATAAAGGATACCTATGCTCGTTAGATATTCCACTTAGTGCCGTAGAAGAATTTCACGATGGCGGATTATGCGACTATAATAATTTTATTCCGCAAATCCGAATTCCGTTGCCCTATATCAAGCTATGGAATTATAATACAATGATTAAGATTGACGATAAAGATTTTAAGGCAACTAATCCCGGTGTGTGGTCCCACAGTCTACATACACTAATGGATCGTAGTAAATTTACAGACTGGAATCAATATAAAAACGACGAGGTAATAAAATGATTAACGCTAAAGTTAGCAAAGGTGCTCCCAAAGATGACGCCCAAGAAAGACTTTTTAAATTGCTAGAAAGTATGGATTGGAAATTGTGGGAGATGTATAACATGATGAAGGATCTACATCAATCCGAGACCGGAGGCTATTTGCCGGGTACTCCGACTGTTGTTGCTAAAGATACTAAAAAGAAATCAGCAGATGACTCCAAGTAATTCAATGATTTGGGTAACCTTCCAAAAAGAAGGTGTTCATAAATACCCTGTAGCACTAACTGATCCTAAGTTAGCAACAGGAGATGAATATGATGTATCGTTTTTGGGTTATCCTCATCGCCATATCTTTCATTTCAGGGTGTGGATCACTGTGTTCCACGATGATAGGGACATCGAGTTCATCCAGTTCAAACGCTGGTGTGAGTCACTGTATAATAGTCAAGTTCCAGTTTTAGATCTTGATTACAAATCCTGCGAAATGATTGCAAAAGATTTACATGCGACCATTTTTGCAAGATATCCAGATCGTGAGATCTGGATAGAAGTAAGCGAGGACGGTGAAAACGGATGTTTCATTAAATTTCCTAATCGCGAAGACCTAGGTTTCCATTCTTAAAAACAATTCGTTAATTTTAAAAGGTATTAAAAATATCATGTCAGTTCCTGCATATATTCAAAAAACTCTTCGTATGAAGCCCGAAGTTGCTAAAATCTTTGAAGACCTTGAGGCATGGCACGGAGAGTGTCGTCTTAACCTTACCAAGTTTGATCCAAAAGATCTTTATAGGTCCCAGGGATATAAAGATTGGCAAAAGAATGTTGAATATGCTACTCGTAAACATAAGCGAGAAAACAAGTATCGTAACGGAAATTAATCTATGTCTACTATCTTTCTAGTTGACTTAGAAAGCGTAGAAACCAGGTATACGGGTCAATGGAAGACCCATATACCTAATCTTTTACGAAAGGCAGGTCACGATGTTAGAATTATTACTGGTCCAGAGGATATCCCAAGTGCTACTACTCCTGGCGCTTTTCTCAATTTTGGTGGAACCAATATCTATAAGGCAGTACAAGTTGAAAAAATGGGTAGACTTTTCTGCGATGGACAAGTTAAATCTGGTGATCACTTTATCTTTACTGATGCTTGGCATCCTGGTGTCATAAACTTAAAGTATATGAGTGAGTTACTGGATATTCCAGTAACTATACATGGCTTGTGGCATGCTGGCAGTTATGATCCTCAAGACTTCCTAGGACGGCTTGTTGGTGCTAAACCTTGGGTAAGACACGCTGAAAAGAGTTTCTTCCACTCATTTGATTATAACTACTTTGCTACAGAGTTTCATATTAACATGTTTACTGAAAACTTGTTCCATGATACTCTTACTCCGCCAAACTATTATACCAATCAAAGTAAAATTGTACGCACAGGTTGGCCTATGGAATATATGGATTCAACATTGAATCTTTATAAAGGTATGCCCAAGCGCGATCTTATATTGTTTCCACATCGTATTGCTCCAGAAAAACAAGTTGAAATATTCCGTGACTTAAAAGAACACCTGCCTCAATACGAATTTGTTGTTTGTCAAGATCAACAATTATCTAAAAATGAATATCATAATTTGCTAGGCGAAGCTAAGATCGTGTTCAGTGCTAACTTACAAGAAACACTTGGTATCAGTTGTTACGAGGGTGCTGTAGTAGATGCTATTCCTATGGTTCCGGATCGCCTGTCATATACAGAAATGTACTATGATGGATTTAAATATCCTAGCCAATGGACTGAGAGCTTTGATAGTTATCTAAAATTTAGGCAGCAACTTTGCCATCATATCATAACAACAATGACTCATTATGAAAAGCGGATTCCCCAGCTTAGAAAACAAACACAAGATCTAACTGAAAATTTCTTTTCATGTCAAACCTTGTTAAGTAAATTAAATTAAAATATAATTATGTTATTACAACTTCTTAATCGATTAGGCAGAAAACGGATCATTTATGATCGAGTATGTAATGAACCATATCTTGAGAGATACTATCTTTTTTTAAAAGAGCGTAAGCGGTTTCCTTTCAATGTATTCTTGCATAAATTTTTAAAAGGAGATCCAGATGATGTTCACGACCATCCATGGCCTTATGCGACTCTTATCCTTCGTGGAGGATATTATGAATGGATACCGCAGTTTAACTCCGATGGAACAAAGAATTGTGAGATACGAAAGTGGCGCGGCCCTGGCCACTTTCGTATATGTAAGCCTACTTCTTACCATCGTGTTGAGTTAAAAGAAGGAGAGCCTGCTTGGACATTGTTTATGCCGGGGCCGCATAAACGAGAGTGGGGATTTCTCGTAAAGAATAAATGGATACACAACGAACAATACTTAAAGGAACGATATGAACAAGCAAATAATTAATTACGAAAACTACCTTAATCATATTAGCAGTATATGTAGAGATATCTCTTTGAGCGATTGGCGGCCTGATTATATAGTTGGCATCACCCGGGGAGGATTACTTCCTGCTGTTATGATTAGCCAATACTTTAGCATCCCTATGCAATCGTTAGATGTTAGTCTTAGAGATGGTGGGGCATGTGTAAGTAATCTTGGCATGGCTGAAGATGCGTATGAAGGTAAAAATATTCTTATTGTAGACGACATCAATGATAGGGGTGCTACATTAAATTGGATCATGGCAGACTGGCCAAGCGGGTGTTTTCCAGCCGATTTAAAATGGGACACTGTATGGAATAACAATGTTCGATTTGCTGTTGTTGTAGATAATCTTGCCAGTCGGTGTCGAGTAGGAATGGACTATGTTGGCATGGAAGTTAACAAAGCAGAAAAAGATGTGTGGATCGAATTTCCCTACGAAGAGTGGTGGTCTAAGTAGTTTTTGGAAATTTTGTTATCTGTTGATCGCTTCCATTAACGCAGGCTATCATTGTACAAATCTGAGGGCCAGTAGGCGGTTTCCATCCATCATGCCAAATATTGCCCAACGGTTGGTTATTACAGTTACTACCTGATACCCAACCTTGGGCACCAATATTTAAATACTCAACTCCTGCATTGCATAGTTGTCCAGCATAAACCGGTTGGGCATTATATGTTGCCTTGTATCGTTCGTCCCAAGTTGTTTCTTGAAAATATATCTTCTGTTGCACCGAGGGAGTCGGTGGTGCTGGTGGAGTCGGTGGTGCTGGTGGCGGGTTCAATGCATCTAGAGCTCGTTGCCGGTCTCTTTCTAAAATCTTTTCTCTTTGCTCTTTTGAATTGTTGTAAAAATCCAATGATTTTAGGTCTGTGATCTTGTAATCATACATACCTGCAGATGGATCACTTTCTTTATATAACAAAGTTTTTTGTACAAGTAGCTCTATAGAATCTTCAAGTTCCAATACTCTGTCTAAATCTTCTTTAAAATGATCGTGCCTAATTGGAGAAGTTATTTTAAAATTTTTATTTTTATTTTTAAAGGTTTGTGTGATGTATTTTATTAAAGCAGGATTTTGCCAATAGTGAAAAGTTAAATTTAAATGATCAACATACGGTTCAATTGCCCACCAATCTACCCAAAGTCGACCTCCGTTAGTGTGTAGAGTGATGGACGATCTTTCTGTTTTGCATGCCTTTAATAACATTGCAATGTCGTCAATGTCTAGTGGTTCTCCTCCATTAAGAACCCATTTAATATATCGAGTTTGTTTGGTTTGATAAGATTCAATTAGTGAATCTATTATCCGAAGATAGTTTTTTGTTTCGGGGGGCTCTGCTCCGCCTCTTAAACTTATTGGACAGTACTCGCATTCCGATTTGCAGAAATCGTTTAATATCCAATTAATTGTGGTTACTAAATTATCCATAATTGTCTTGACATGCCTAAATAATATGTGTATACTATACTTATCTTAAACCCTAGGACTTACATGTTAACTAATCAAAAACAACAAGAGATCCTGCTCATTACACAAGAGGAATGTGCAGAAGTAACACAGGCTATTAGCAAGTGTTTTAGATTTGGCATCGATGGATTAAAACCGGGCAAGCCAAAAACTAACAGAGAACATTTGGAAGAAGAAGCAGGTGACCTGCTGTGCATGATACAACTAATGATGGAACATGGACTCCTAGAAGAATCTAAAGTTTATGCGGCTTCTCTAAATAAAAGAACAAAGTTGCAAACTTGGTCAAGTATCTTTAAAAAGGAATTAGTTGATGAGCAAAATTAAAGTATCAGAATTATTTTACAGCATACAAGGTGAAGGTCGGTACATGGGAGTCCCGTCTGTTTTCTTGCGTACATTCGGATGTAACTTTACCTGTCAAGGTTTTGGTATGCCTAGAGGCGAACTAAGCACAGAAGCAGATACTGTTGCATTTGCACATGGTAACCATTCATTTACAGAATACAAATCACTACCGCTTGTTAGTACAGGGTGTGATAGTTACGCAAGTTGGCATCCTGCATTTAAAGACCTTAGCCCAATGGTAGAAATTGAAGGACTTGCCAATAGTATTGTAGATCTACTGCCATTTAAAGAATGGCGAGAAGAACATCTTGTTATTACAGGTGGAGAACCGTTGTTGGGGTGGCAAAAGGCTTATCCAGACTTGTTAAATCAACCGTGTATGACATCATTAAAAGAAATTACATTTGAGACAAACGGCACAATGCGGCTAACTCCTAAGTTTAAAGAATATCTAGCAGAATGGGCGACATATACATCAGGTAGTGATATATGGAGAGAAATTACATTCAGTGTAAGTGCTAAACTTCCGGCGGCAGGTGAACCCTGGAAAGATGCTATTAAACCTAAAGTTGTTTGCGACTATGAAACTGTAGGTACAGTCTATTTGAAATTTGTTGTAGCAACTGAACAAGATATCGAAGATGCGCTAAAAGCAACAGAAGAATTTCGTTCCGAAGGGTTTAAAGGTCATGTATATTTGATGCCAGTCGGTGGGGTTGAGTCAGTTTACGCTTTAAATAATAAAGCAGTAGCATTAGCGGCTATGAAACACGGTCTCCGTTACAGTGACCGATTGCAGGTACCATTATTTAAAAATGAGTGGGGAACTTAATGAAACAATTTATTAAAAAAATATTTGGTATAGATAAGATTGAAGCAGAAACTGCGGAGGCAATTCGATTAAAAATTGAAGCAGAAGCGGCTGCGACTATTTCTATAAAAGAAGCAGAAGATGCTAAAGAAAAAGAAAGACTGGCAAAACTTAGTCCAAAAGAACTTGCCACAGAAAATAATACACCGTGGGTGCAAGTTTTAGAAACCCATGTCAATAAAGAAAATGTAAGGCATGGATTCTTTGAGCTTGACTGGAACGACCTCTTTGTGTTACAATTAAGAGAAGCCGGATACACTGGTGTATCAAGTGAAGATATTGTGGATCAGTGGTTTTCGGAATTGTGTCGAAATGTAGGTGCCGACGAGAACATTGACATGAAAGGTCGAGATTCTGGATATGTTAATCGGGCACTCCGTGATGATGGGAAAACTGAGGTTTCTTAATGACAAAAACATATATTATAGTTGATACTGCAAATACTTTTTTTAGAGCACGGCATGTTATTCGTGGAGATCTAAATGACAAGATTGGTATGAGTATTCATACTACTTTAGGTAGTGTTCGAAAGGCGTGGCGTGATTTTAAAGGCGACCATATTGTATTCTGCCTTGAAGGTCGAAGCTGGCGTAAGGATGCCTATGCTCCGTATAAGCGGCAGCGCACCGAAGCCCGTGCCGCGCAAAGTCCAAAAGAAGCAGAAGAAGATCGTGTGTTTTGGGAAACATTTGATCAGTTTAAAGATTTTGTAATTAATAAAACTAACACAACAGTACTGCAAAATCCGCAACTCGAAGCTGACGATTTAATCGCGGGATGGGTACAGGGTCATCCAAATGATAACCATGTTATCATTAGTACCGACGGCGACTTTGCACAACTCATTGCGCCGAATGTCAAGCAATATAATGGCATAATGGAAATTACAACGACACACGAAGGTTACTTTGATGCTAAGGGTAAGCGTGTAGTTGATAAAAAAACTAAAGAAGAAAAGCCTGCGCCCGACCCAGAATGGTTGCTATTTGAAAAATGTATGCGTGGCGATACCAGCGACAACATATTCTCAGCATATCCCGGTGTTCGAGAAAAGGGTTCAAAGAATAAAGTTGGTCTACGCGAAGCATTTGCCGATAAAGTAAGTAAAGGTTATTCATGGAATAATCTGATGCTACAAAGATGGTCTGATCACGACGGACAAGAACATCGAGTAGTCAATGACTATAATAGAAATGTATTACTATGTGATTTAACTGCACAACCAGACGACATAAAAGTACTGATTAAAGAAACAATTAAAACTGCCATCAACGAACAAAAGAATATTCCGCAGGTGGGAGTACGGCTTCTTAAATTCTGCGCAGAATTTGATCTACAGAAAGTTAGCGAACAGATACAAAGCTATGCAGAACCACTAAATGCAAGGTATGCAGAATGAACTCAACTGCCAAAATATTAGTTCCTGGTCAAGAGTGGTTAGTTAGAACGGATGATGGAAAAATAGGAGCCCTTTCAAAATCAAGGAAAGGGTATACTTTTTTTAAAAATGGATATGCATTCGGATTTAAAAATCTTAATGATGTAAAAACTCAATTGGGTATCGAGTTGTTTGAAGAGAGTCTAAAGAAAACTGCCGGGGATGTAGAACCAAAAACATTTTCAATTCACGACTATCCGTGTAGAACTAAACCATTTGATCCTGTGTATAATGTTAAAGAGAAACTTCCACTTTATGCTAAAAATATCAAAAGTAAGAGCAGATATTGTGCAGGATATTATGTAATTAAATTCCGTAAAGGGTGGATTAGGACATTCTGTCCGAAATTAATTACCCTGCAACGCTATCCTTATTTTGGACCGTTTAAAACAGAAGCCGAAGTTAAATCTGTGTTAAATAATGTTAATAGCAAACTATGAAAGCATTAAACACACTACCAATTGAAGACTTCTTAGATAAGGCGCGAGTTGCTATCAAAACCAATCAAAAAAATCTCACGCTGTCAATCAAAGAAATATCAGATCTGCAGAATAGTCTGAGTGTCGTAATGACCCGATTAGCAGGTGAATTTTCTGAGGGTACCGAACAAGAAGATATCGTCATTAAAATGGACGGTGGTAAATTTTAACTTCTTAGGATAAATATATACGCACTTATTTGGAGGTTGCGTATATTATGAGCAGGCCTAAGCCAACGATTCTGTTAGAAATGACTAACAAAAAAACATATAAAACAGAACAAGTTTTGGATGCAGAGGCCATTTGGGCTGTTTTTTATCAAGAAAAGCCAATTAACCTAAAGACCAGCAGTATCGTAGCACAACAACTTGGTCCAAAATATAAAAAAGTGTCATTTTCCAATGCTGGACACGCATTTAATCTTGCTGAAAAACTTAACAAAATGTTCAATTCGCAAGACTTCTCTGTATTCAAATTAACCACCGGTGAGAAGTTAGCTAATGAGTCGCAAGTCTGAAATTACTAAGTACATTGCCCAAACTGAAGGGTTAGATATAGATGATATTGCCATCCGAAAAATGGCAAGAAAACTGTGGCAAAATCCAAGACCTAAACCAATAGGCGGACTCAAATTAACAGATACAGGATTTGAGATTCTTTGCAAACACTTCACTACACACCAAGTCCGTTTTGAAAATCGCATAGATTTAAAGTTTACTAACCAAATGATACTTCGTTTGGATAACTTTATCACTTGCCCGTGGTATATTACCAAAATGGGTATGTGGGTTTTTGATGATAAAATGGCTGTCCAATTGGTGTTGTTTTCTGGAAACATTGAAAAATTTACCAATGCGAAGGCTAGATCGCTTGACATCTCTCAGAGTTGAGTGTATAATTAATACATATTGAAGCATAAGAGATTCAATATTTTTAATCAACTTTGAAAGAGCAAACAATGTCAAAAGAGCAGATTAGCACTAACCGGACCGTTACTCCTAATGAGGCAAAACGGAGTCTTCGTAAGTGTATCAAAATTCAACGCCCTGTTTTTATGTGGGGTCCTCCCGGAATTGGTAAAAGCGATATTATCAAACAACTTGGCGACGAGCAAGACCGCGAAGTTATTGATGTGCGTTTGAGTCTTTGGGAACCTACAGACATTAAGGGTATTCCATATTACAATTCCAATTCTAATACAATGACATGGGCTCCTCCTGCAGAATTGCCCACTGATCCGGAGTCTACCGCTATCCTGTTCTTGGACGAGTTGAACTCTGCGGCTCCTGCTACACAGGCGGCGGCTTTCCAGTTGGTGTTGAACCGTCGTGTTGGTACTTACATTCTTCCAAAAGGTGTTGCTATTGTTGCCGCAGGTAACCGCGAAACTGACAAGGGGGTAACTTATCGTATGCCTGCTCCGTTGGCAAATCGTTTCGTTCACTTGGAACTGAAAACTGATTACGAAGATTGGTTGCAGTGGGCCACTATGAACAAGGTGCATGAACAAGTAGTTGGTTATGTTGGCTTTGCCAAACAAGACTTGTACGATTTTGATCCAAAAAGCTCAAGCCGGGCTTTTGCTACTCCGCGGTCTTGGTCTTTCGTTAGCCAACTTTTGCAAGATGACGACTTGTCCGAAAACACCTTAACTGATTTGGTTGCAGGTGCTGTCGGTGAAGGCCTTGCTATTAAGTTTATGGCACACCGTAAAGTTGCCAAACAGATGCCAAAGCCTGAAGATATTTTGGACGGCAAGGTTAAAAAGTGCGACATCAAAGAAATCTCTGCAATGTATTCTTTGACTGTTAGTATGTGCTATGAACTCCAAACTGCATATGAAAAGAAATCTAAAGATTGGGATTCTATGGCAGATAACTTCTTTGGATTTATGATGGGAAATTTCCCAACTGAATTGGTTGTAATGGGTGCTAAGGTTGCGCTCACTAACTATAAACTGCCGTTTGATGCTTCTAAGTTGAAGAACTTTGATGAGTTCCATGACAAATACGGTAAGTTTATTATTACCGCAATGGAAGGTTAATAAATTGGACCCTTCGGGGTCCAATTTAACTTGCATTTTTTATACTTTGAGTGTATAATTACATATATACAGTTAAACAGGAATGAACACTATGTCAGCAAAAACTACAACCGCTAGCAAAGCATCAAAATCGGACCTAAGTCAAAAGCGAGAATTTTCTCAACAAGAGAAAAATAAAATTGTTGATAAATTAGTAACTGCTCGTATCGGTCTGTTGTTGCGTCATCCATTTTTTGGTAATTTGGCAACCCGCCTTAAACTAGTGGATGCTAGCGATTGGCTCAATACTCTTGCCACAGACGGTCGGTATTTTTACTACAGCAACGACTTTGTTCATAAACTAACTCCTAAAGAATGTGAGTTTGGTTTTGCTCACGAGGTGTTGCACAATGTATTTGATCACATGGGCCGTCGTGAACATCGAGATCCCCAATTGTCAAACATTGCCGCAGATTATGCCGCTAATCAAATCCTTAAAGATGAACGCATCGGTGAAGTGCCGAGTTGGATTAAAATTTTCCAAGATAACAAATATCGCGGTCAATCATATGAACAGATCTATGAAGAAATAGAAAAGAATTCTATTAAGATTGATATTAACCAACTTGGCGAATTGCTCGACGAACACCTTGACGGTGAAGACGGCGAAGGTAACGACCAAGACGGTGACGATAAAGAAGGCAAGGGCAAGCGTCCTGTTTTGTCAGCCGAAGAAAAGAAAAAGATTCGTGACGAAATTAAAGAAGCAATGGTGGCCGCGTCACAGGCCGCAGGCGCAGGTAGAGTACCGGCAGGTATTGCTAGAATGATCCAAACTTTTACCGAGCCAAAGATGGACTGGCGTCAAATGTTGCGTATGAATATCCAAAGTATTCTGAAGAGCAATTTTAGTTTTAGTCGTCCTAACCGTAAGTCACAGCATTGCGGTGCTATTTTGCCCGGGATGATGAACGAAGAAACTATTGATGTATCAGTTGGCATCGATATGAGCGGTAGTATTTCAGATAAACAGGCACAAGATTTCTTGTCCGAAGTTAAAGGTATTATGGATGAATACAAAGACTTCAAACTAAGCCTGTGGTGCTTTGATACCGCAGTTTATAACTACGCTCAATTTACCGGAGATACTGCCGATGAAATTGATGACTATAAAGTGACAGGTGGTGGTGGTACTGATTTTGATGCCAATTGGGAATTTATGAAAGAAGAGGGCATCGAGCCTAAGAAGTTTATCATGTTTACTGACGGTTATCCTTGTGGCAGTTGGGGCGATGAAAACTACTGCGACACACTGTTTATCATCCACGGTAATGATGCAATTGAAGCACCGTTTGGACAAACTACATACTATAAAGAATAATGTCGTTAAACAGAAATCAGCCAAATCCGCTAAGTGTTCTGGGTATAAGAAGGTTAAATTTTATACCAGAACACTTTGCCAAAATAACTATTGAAAAATCTGATATCAAAATGTTAGACCATTGGATTAACTATAACTTAAATAGTAGGTATGCAATCCGGCGAGGTTTAACTTTGGACCATAATAAAAAAATGGTAGAAGCGATCGAAGTGGGTATAGAGGATCCTAAAGAGATTACTATGCTAACGCTAGGTTGCCCATTTATACATCAAAAAGAGAAAAGGAATATTTAAAATGAATGAAGAACAAGCAACGGTAGCTAGCCCAGATGTTGGTGGAGAAATGCCGCAGGCGCAACCGCAACAACAGCCAGAATTAAACATTAATGATTTGCAAAATTTGCGAGCCGTTATTGATACTGCATGTCGTCGTGGTGCATTTGGTGCTAATGAGATGTCTTCTGTAGGTGTTGTATTTGATCGATTAAACACATTCTTAAATGCTGTTACTCCTCCGGTGGCACCCGATGCAGAACTAGAAAAAACTAAGGAACCAGTATGAACTTAATCAAACATGTAGGAAAGATGAAAAACAATGGTGCGAAAGTTGCCGTTGTGTATAGATCATTGCCAGGCGACTCGGGCAACTGTCTAGTAATTGGAACAGGAAACTTGCCCGATTCTTGGCATGACTCTCTAATGCAACTTATCCAAGATCCGAGTGGGCAGGCCGCAAACGAACTTGCAGATGTTTTGGCTGTTCGTAAATTTCCAGACGGTTCAACTATGCTAGGTGTGTTGCATGAAAGAGGAATGTTAAAGAGGGTGCCGACCAACGGTGTCATAATGACTCCTACTCCCCAGGCCGCGGTACTGTTAAGTGAGCTTAACCAAATCATGGCGGAGCAAAAAGGAATCACCATCGATCAGTTGGCAGTAACCGACGGCGTAAATCCTAATCCAAAAACTAAAAAAACAGCCGAGCCTGGAATCGTTAATAGTGAAACCGAAATTGAAATTGCAGAAGACGAAATGTCTCCAACGCAAATGAGAAGCCGTGCTGACGCATTGTTTAAACAGGCGCAGGCTCTGCGTAAGCAAGCAGATACTATTGATCCTCCTAAAAGCAAAAAGAAAGAAGTAGTCGTTGACGAAGTTGAATGATCAATTGCCTAGTAGCTATAGATCGTAACCGGGGCATTGGATTTGAAGGTCAGATGCCCTGGCCTCACCTTAAGGGTGATATGAAATGGTTCAAGCAGATGACGACTGGGCAAGTTGTTATCATGGGATCAACTACATACGATAGCATGGGCAAGCCATTACCCAATCGCGTTAATGTGGTAATAAGTAGAAAGCGACTGTTAGGTGATCACACATTCGATGATTGCGGAAGTGCATTAGACTATTGTGCTGTAGAATATCCCGACAAGGATATTTTTGTTATTGGTGGAAGTGCCATTTACGAGCAATATTTAGATATCATTGATCGATTTTATGTAACAGAGATCGATGCTACTTACCAATGTGATAAATTTTTTGATTTTAATTATGTTCAAAAATACTTTACAAAGGTTACAGAACATGCTACATTTAACGATCCAATAAAATATACCATAAAAGAATATAACATATGATACATCCAGATACTGTTTACCTCAACGCATTAAAAGATATTGTAAATCACGGAAATGATCGGCCGGATCGCACAGGTATAGGTACCCGTAGTATATTTGGTCTTCAAATGAGATTTAATCTTAGTGACGGTTTTCCTGCAATCACTACTAAAAAGTTAGCATGGAAGGCTGTAGTTAGTGAACTCCTTTGGTTTATTGAAGGCAGTGGAGACGAATTTCGTTTGAGAGAAATACTGCACGGAGAGCGATATTCAGAAAAAAGAACTATCTGGACCGACAATGCCGAAGCAGACTATTGGGTCAAGCGGCGAAAACAGCGGCATCCGGGAGACCTTGGGCGTGTATATGGTGTACAATGGCGCAGGTGGCGTAAACCACTTATTCGAATTAACAAAGTTGTTCTACAAAATCACGATCAACTACTTGAATTAATTGACAGCATTAAAACTGATCCATACAGCCGTAGACATATCATTACCGCATGGAATCCCGGCGAACTTGATTTAATGGCATTACCACCTTGTCATATGATGGCACAATTTTATGTCGAGAACGGTAAACTGAGTTGCCAAATGTATCAGCGTAGTGCAGATATGTTCCTTGGCGTACCATTTAACATCGCGTCATACGCATTGTTTACTCATATGATTGCACAGGTGTGTAACCTAGGAGTAGGTGACCTAATTATTACAGTTGGGGATGCACACATTTACCAAAATCACTTTGATCAAGTAGCAGAGCAACTTACTAGAGAGCCGTTGCCGCTAGCAACATTAAAATTAAATCAAGATATTTCTGTTATTACTGAATTTGGCATGGAAGATGTTGAGCTAGAAGGCTATACTAGCCACGAAGCCATTAAGGCTCCGATGGCTCGTTAAACTTTAACTTCAATGATACCTTCGGGCCCTGGGAAATTTTCCAGGGCTTTTCCTATTACGGCATCTGAAGAATCATTATCCAATTTGGATGTAGCGTATCCCCTTTTCATCCCACTAGCAACTAGTAGATCGCCCTTTTTAATAGGACCTGTAATCTTGCAAGGAACTCGACCTTTTAAGGCAATATAGGGGTGAGTTTCGTCGGATCCTGCTTCGGAATTCATCATATACGCCGGGTTTTTAGACACTATACCTGCGACTGCTGTCGTAGCATGTACCTTAGCAATAGTAACTTCTTTTTCGCCGCCTAGCATTAAAACAGTTCCAGCTTCGTATACTGCATCTGCTTCGTATCTTTCAGCAATATCTGCATACAAGGCGGCTGACGCAGTAACTTGAAGGATATCTGTTGTAGAATCATAACTTACCGCAGACCTAGTCACTAAATTCTGTGTTCCAGATACTGAAGTTGAAAATATCAAATAGTGTGTTCCGGTAGTAGTAGATTCTGTAACATCAACCTTTTGTGTTTTTAAAGAATCGGAGGCCGTTCCCCAAAATAGATAACCTGTGGATGTGCTAGTAGCTGATCGCCCAGTGATTGCATTTGCACCTGTTAAATTAACACCTTTCTTAATAACTGGAAATGCGCTGGTTAATCCAGTAGTAGAACTTGGTATGTAATTATTATTAGAAATTTCAATTACAGGAGTAGTTAATATTAGACCTCGGATAGCAGGTCGATCAACTTCGGTGTTATCTGGTATTCTAGAAAAATCCCAAGAACTACTTGCGCCACCGTATGGTTGATTGGAATTCCATGTATTAGTACTTGCGTCATATACTTTTATTTGTTGATTATAAGAATCCCACCATAAGTCACCTGTGTTTGCACCAGTTGGAGCAGTTACACTATATGGAATATTAGCTAAGTCTCTAAAACTGGTACCATCATAGGAAACTAATAGTCTACGAGACGACGGAGTGGAGTTAAACCACAACTGTCCTTGTACTGGTTTCTTTGGAGCAGTAGTATTGGCAAAGTTTTCTAACAACTTAACTAGGTTTTGTTCTACCGGTTGCCCGTATCCCGAATAATTTCTTCCAACAAATGTTAAACTTGTTGAATTATCGACTGTAGCATCTTGAACTGTTGCTAAAGTCTCCCCATTTGTTTTCTTTAAAATATATGGCATGATCTTTTCTTCTTATAAGGCAGCTATAGCGTTTTTAAAATCAGTAAAACTCGTGCAAGTTGATATAATCGTTTTTAAATTTTCAATACTTATGCTTGCACCTGTTTGAATAGATTCATCTGGAAATGATAAAGAACTGACTGTCACTGTATTAAGTTCACTTATTCCAGTTATTCTGATGCCCCCTATTATTGTTAGTCCGTCAACAATCTTAAATTCAGCATCGTTTGCCCTAGAGAAATATGATGTAGCATCTCCGCCACTAACAATAAATGTAGCAGTAGATATCGCTCCAATTACATCTCCGTGATTCTTTAACAAAGTAACCTGTTGTGTTTCGGCATCCGTAGCATCGTCAAACACCGGTACAGGAGGATATGACCAACCACTTATAACATTCCTAGGAAAATGTGTTATGGATTGGTACTGTCCACTTGCATCTAAAAAGTTTAATGTGCTTCTAAGTGTATCGTACCAAAGTTCGCCTGCAATCTGTCCAGTTGGAGAACTATCTTTAATAATAACCGGATTGACTAATTTAAATCCGGTGTCATGATCATAGACTTTTAACTTATTGTAAGTAGTATCATACCATAATTGTCCAGGCAGTGGATGTTCTGGTGGAAGTGCTGATACATTGGCAAAATTTGTCAACATATCAATTAAATTTTGATTGTAATATTTTCCATAATTAAGCACATCTCTACCGACCAATGTAATGCTGGAGGTAGAAGTGTTAATTTTTCCCGAAGGGACTGTTGTTAATACTGTTCCGCTAGTGTTATAAATGATATATGACATTTACTATACCCCTTAACTCGTTAAACTCTGTATGCGAACAGTGTAGTCTATCTGTATTAGTCTGTTTAGTGATTTTTGGACGGGATGAAAAATTACATGGGTAAGCAATACTCCCGATCCAGGACCACTTGCACCATATGATCGCAGGCCTAATTCATCAAACACAAATGTTCCTTCGGAGGTCGTTGCATTGTCAAACGCCTGTTGCCCTTCGGGCTCGCCAAAATCTAACAAACAGCTAACTAGAATATCTGAATACGGGGCTCCGGCAACATGTCTTACTTCCATGAAATTGCGCCTAGGATCTAAATCATATGGGCTCGATGCATCAATGTTTTTTATGTAGGTTTGATTATATAAACTTGATGATGAATCAAGTGTATTTGGGGTCAAATAAGTTATAATTCCAGTATCATCAACTCGGGTACCGCCATTACCAAAACACATTTCTCCGATAAATCTTCCTTGATTGCTCATAGCATGAGCCATTGCTATGCTAAAATTCTCATAATGTATAGCATTAGGTTTATCAATTAAAATCTCGTCCGTTAACGGATCAAATATTTTGATATGCCCCTGTATGCTAAAAGCACCTTGATCTTTATGCTGTGTATTGTCACTTCTGTTCATTTTAATATTTCCCATATCGGTATTTATGCCATCTTAATCGGAGCATTTGGCAACTCGGCTGGTCTTTCTTTTAAGAAAGTTGCTATTGTAGATGTACTATCTAGTAAAGGTACAGTCTCAAACAGAGAAATCTTGTCATTCCACTCATCAGTTACAGCAAATTCTTTCTTAATAATGGTCAACTGTACATCGTCTGCAACATTAAGCACCTCATTATTTAACATTATTGATTGCCCTGCTACATTGATTGAAAATTCCTCTGGTAAGAATTTTGTTCCAGAATATACCCAGCCCGGAGTTGCACCAGGTTCGGATCTAGTTCCAACAAAGGTCCAAATTTCATTGTTAGAAGTTAATCTGCAAGAAGCTCCAATACTTACTCCTGTTGGTAATAATGAGGAATTTGTCCTATTTCCTAAAAGATGATTTACTGGTACGCTATCATAAGAAACTGCCGGATCATGTAAGTATATCCCGGCTTTTCTTAATAGCCTACCGCCATAATATACATCAACTTGATCTTTTCCATTAATATTAGATGTTAGGTGATGCGATTCTAACATAGCTAGTGGATCGGAAGATACCGATAAAGTAATTCCGTCAGATCTAACAAGATCGTCCGTTCCAGGATAATATACTAATTCTGTAGATGTACTAATACCATATGTGTATGTTGACGAACTAGTAAATGTATTTTGGATATATGTATTTTCAATTGATTCAATTTCTTGCCAATGCCCTTGATCAACCACCGAAGTACCGGCAGGATAAAGATTTGCCGGGCCCGTACCCAATGTTCCTCTTCTAAATGCTGTTATTGTAGTGCTGGTATAATCAGTAAATTCAATACGCTCGCCATTGATGTAAATAATTCCCGGAATATTTTCTTCTTCAATTGGGGGACTTAACACGGATGTGTCTCCAACATAGATAACATCGTCATCTACTGCCAAATTTCTAGTTAGGTAAGTTGAGTTTTCAGCACTCAACCTAGTAAATGTAATTCCGCCCAACATATCATTAAAGATTCTATATCCAATTAACTCAGCTGGTACATCTTGACTGATAAAGCTAATAATTTCTACAAAATCACTAGGATCAATCACCCAACTATCACTTATTTCAACAGTCTTGTTATCTTCTAAGACAGTAAAGTCATAACTATTAATCAACGGATAACTTTGTAATGGTAATCCGTCGCCTAAACTCTTAAACAATGTAACCCAAACATATCTATCATCAATTACCGGACGAGACATTTGGAATCGTCTATTTGGATCGCCATTAAATTTTTCAGTATGCATTAATAGGCCGTCGTGATTAGTATATGTAATAACCCGAATGGATGCAGATTCTATCATATCAGAATTTGGAACTTGCGCTCCGGGTGCAATGAACAACTCAGTCCCATCTACTCGATAATCATAAGCATAATCTGTTAATGTGTTTGCAACTCCAACTACATCCGGTAATAATGTTTCAATAGCAACTGTATCGCCTACATAAGTTGTAGTATTAACTGTTACAACACCTAAAGAATATGCAAATGGTACTATCTCGCCGTTGTTGTAAACAACTATCGTTGTCTCTGATAGATACTCTGTAAATATATTTGTCAACGACACATTAAATGTAGCACCGGTTGATGTGGTTTCAATCGTATAATAATCAGTTTCTGGTGCTAGCAATCTCCTTGTTCCAATACTATCTGTAATTTCTACAATAGTTTGAGCAGACTGGGGACCAGATATACCCGGAGGATACATTAAAGTTAATGGATAGTTAGTAGAAGTGCTATCAATTATAAATGTCTGCTCTCTAATTTCGTTAAAGTAATCATGTGATTCATCAAAGAACCAAGCCTGAACTACATGATTATCACTTACAGGAAGATTATAAAGATTTATTATACACTTTCCAGTTGATGTGGTTTGAGATAACATGTAACCGTATTCACTAGAAGATACTACCTCTTCAAGATTGATCCCGTTGACTGTAACATACGAATCAACAATCATATTAAAATCAACTACAGTCTCAACTATTAAGTTTGTTTCAGTCCCCGCAAAATAAATGTGCTTATCAATTATTCCCCAAGTTTCTGCATCGCCGCTGCCGCCGCCAATTCCAACAATAGTGTATCCTAGTTCACCTAAAGATGATTGTGCAGGAATTGTTAAAGTAGCAGTATCCCAATCTAAATTATAATAGGGTTCATCATATCCTAATTCGTTAGTGGTGTATGCTAATTCAACTCCGTTGCATATAACACTGATTGCGGCAATGGTAGAAGGTAATCGACTTAACACATACGAAGTAGTGTCTACTGACACAACTGTATCAAACTTGGCACTATATATTATTGCTGGTCCAGAACTGCCCCTAGTGAAAACATTTATTCCTAAACTATCTACTACTAGTCCGGGAACATTTTCTTCGGGGGCATATCCTGCTTCAGCTGTTAAAAATCCGGATTGGCCGTCAATTATAATATCGTTTGGAGCAACCCCTAGAGCTGAATTAAGAACACCGTCTTGCCAATCACCGCCCTGTACAATGGAATCAAGATAGATTCCGCCTCGTGGATCGTAAAATGTTTGTCCGCCAACGACTGTTCCTGGATAATCAACTCCGTACATTAGTTGACCCAAATCTAATCCTACCATACCACTAGTTGCAGTATAATAACTTAATAATCGATCAGATGCACTTATCAAATCTGCACTCTTTTCATATGAAATAGTAATTACAGATCCATTTGCAATTGGTTCTTCATCAAAGAAGACAAGATTAGCATATTTTTTATGATACCCATTATATAAGTCTGTAAAATATCTTATTGTAAATTCACTAGATAGATATAGTCGCCCATCAACCCTAACAGTGATAGAACTCTTATTAGCATTAGGTACCCAGTTTAATAAAAATTCTGTTGCTACGCCATTGGCGATAAACATATCAGAAGTTCCAAATTCTCCGGACTCGCTCATTGAGGTAATTCTATCAAATTTCATAGTTACAGAGGTTGTTCGATCTTGCTCAACTACTTCAGTGTTACTTTTTTCAGTAACTGAATATTTGTTAGTAAATTCTCGTATCTGCGTATGGTACGGTTTTACTTCGTTAATATAGCTTTCATAGAATGCACTATCTTGTAGCTTATAAACCGGAGGTTGTGTAAGGTCTCCAGCAGTATTGATTACACTAATGAACGAAGTTTTGAACGCCCAGTCTAACATCTTCTGCTCAGTTAATGCATATCTAACAGCGGTAAAGAATAATAAATTCCATTTAGATTTTAATTCATTGATAAAGATATCATTTTTAAGAGCTGTAAATATGTAACGGATCTCAGTATCGGGAGTTTGATCCCATAAAGTCTCATCATAGGTGTTGAGATAATCCCAACCTAACCCACTATTCTTAACATCCCAAATACTACTATTAATTTGTATAGTACCATTTTGTTTAAAAACGATATCATACTCGGGACCATATGTGCCCCTTACACCATTCTCTAATTTGTTAAGAACAATATAATTTCCGTCGCCACCGTTATTAACTTTAACATACTCGTTAGGTCTCAAACTTATTTCAGAAAGTTCGTACGGGCTTCCGACTACCGCAGAATAAATTTGATATGACTTATAATCTGTACTAGTCCAATCGATGTAATCCCAATATAAAGTAGTGTTAAATGATTGTGTATGGGCTCGAACCCATGTTAGTTCTACATAGTCCCACTCGTATCTTGTCCATTTTCCATTATATGTATCGTCACTTTGTACAAATACAGTATGAGGGCGAGTCTTAAATGTAAAACCTGAGGCAAAATTCTTACCGCCAGTTATCACAGATGCATGTATGAATTGACCCTGGGCATCAACCATTGTTTGTATTCTTAATCCCGATCCATAAGAATTAATAGTGCTATCTTTAAAACTTGTTAGTTGGCTATCAAATGTTGTGGATCCGTTATCAAACACGGTGTCGTTTGATATTTCAGTTAAGACCGGACCTTCATACCCGATAACAGTCCCGGTAATATCTTTAATTGGATTTTCTGTACCGTAGCCAAAACCAGGTTCTGCAATAGTAACGCTCGCAACAGATCCGTTTTCATCTACTATGCAATTTATAGACCCTCGTTCAAACCCTGCTGTAGAAATAATTTCTAATGCACTGTTATCTTCAACTAAATGATCGTACTCATTTAAATGTTTATTTGGTATTTCTTCTTGAGCATTTAGATTTTTGAAACTATAATTGTTTGTTATTGGTACGGTTAATAGTACATTATTTGAAAATTCAACTAAGTTTCTAAGGGCCTCCATCCGATCTTTAAATAATGTTTGTTGTGGTCTAACTCCCAATCCATATCGTACACGATCTGATAATTCAGGATTTGGAACTAAGTTGCCCAACTCGTCGTGCCCTAATAAACTATCTAGTAGTTTCTTTTCAAAGATAGCAGGTGGCATGTCTTCGTCACTATCTTCCTTTAACAATATCCATTGAGTATGTCTTGGAGTGGTAGTTATTTCTAGATCTTTTGCAATGTTAATACTAATCTTTGAATCAACTGGTACATTACCAAGATTACTTAACATTATTGCATCTTTATCTATTATTGAAATAAACCGTAATCCGTATGCGGTTGGGTCAGCAATAGCACTAGCAACTGCATAGGCGCTTATTCGTCGATCTTTTCTATCAGGAACTAATACTTTATTTTTTACCCAATAATAGTATACATTAGAATAGCTATTTGTTACCGAATCATAAACTTGCTTGACAGAAATTACACTATTATCTGGAAATTTAGGTTGCCCGCTAATTCCCTGAGAAAGCCCAGAGGAGGTATCTGATTGACTTGCCCATTCGCTAGGCAGCAATGTAGACCTTACCCATTCATAGATATCAATGGTGGCTCCTGGAAATAGTTTACCCCAATTATTTTTACGGTATTCAAGGTCTCCTTGTTCATACCAAATATACTTGGCGGTGCTTAAATCCCACCATAGCTTTCCAACATACTCATCGAGCCAATTCTTTTCTGTATCATTGTTAGTTCCTGCAACACCGATACTGTAAATTGCAGGATCACTCACTAGCTTAAACGAAAGTTCTTGTTCTGCTATCCCAGGAACTTTACCCTTCAGTGGATCATATATGTCAAGATATTCAATGATCTGCTCTTCTTCAGTATTAATTAATGCTATGCGTTTTAAATAAGTTGTGTCTACAAAATCATCCTGAGTTACAATCTTATCCCAAGGATACTTTTCAGAACTTGTTCTTTCAAATTTTAAGAAACCGCTATCAGCATTTGAATTATCTAGCGCAGGAAATCCTACACAGATCATAGTATCGTCGACGGTCAAGCTACTTCCGTAGTTAGTACCCGGAGTTGAATATATGTAAGCGTCAGATAACTCTTGTCCATACACAAATCTAGAATCACTTCGTTGATAAAGATAAACAGAACCGCTGCCTGTTTCAGTTCCTTTAATTTTAGTAATGCCGCCGTCAAAAGTCATTAAGCTATTATCAAAAGTAGTTGGCAGGGTATGTTGTATACCAGTAGCAGAAATTGCCAACATATCTGTTGATTCAGTAACATCAATTACAATACCAAACTCCATGCCTTCACCGATTACAGGATTTGTGATAGTTTGATCAAGAACAAATGTTCCGTTAGAATTTTTATAAACAAATACCTTGCCCAATGAGTAATCGTCGTTAACTTCTGTTGGGGATGAAACAAACAGATACTCCCCCAGCGGACTCATTGATAGTGCGGTTCCAAACTTAGAGTCAGATCCAGTAAGGGTTAATATTTTTGTTAGAGACTTGTTATAAATCTCAACGGTGCCTGCTAATCCAACAGCAATAAAAGAAGCGTTGTCTGTACCTGCAATAGCGTTAACCGTTTTTTCGGTAATCAGCGGCGTTCCTGAGGATATAGTAATTGTACCTGCATTATCCGATACTGTATACGAATAGACAGCATTTTCTGCACCCACTAATACAAGTTTTGTAGTTGCGTTCCTTTCAACAAATATGCTAGAACCAAATTTAGTTACAGAATCTGTATTAGGACTATTAATATACGCAGTAGTTTTTACAATTAATGATCTTGAATCTATTGCGTCAATTTGTACAATCCCCTGATTAGAGAATGCAAGTGGTGCTCCGGCAAAGATTGTGCCATAATTGGATCCTGTAAATGGAATATCATCATAAACAATAACAGATCCAAACCCAGACGGTTGGTTAAGATAGTCGGCACCAAATCTATATTTTACTAACGGCCCAAAGGTTCCATTACTGTCAGTGTCATACACCCAAATATTTCCATATTGAGCTCCTCTATAATTATCAGGAGATCCGACAACGACTATATTACTGCCCTTTCGTTGACTAATTGCAGAGCCTAGGTGAGGCTCTGCAGGAATACCCAATTCAACATACGATGTAGAAGAATAATTGTTTATTTTTTCATACACTTCCCAAGATCCAGAATTGTCAATCCAATATTTTGTTCCGGCTGGCAGTCTGTATAACTCTTGGTCAGACGGTAAGTTATCAAAACTAGATAATCTTGCACTGGCAAATACATACAACTGCCCTGGTGATAGTAACTCAGCATCTCGAATATTTGCTAGTGAACTTGCAACTGTGAAACGATTGGCGGAAGGTATTGCTATTACTGTGTGAATACCATTCACTTGTTCGTTAAATTGGCTAACTCCAATAATCTGTCCAACTGATAAGTTGTGAGGATATTGAGAAGTAAATGTTATCGACTTAGCTGGTTCTGCAACAAATACACCAATCAGCAATGCAGGGTTATATGTGTACCTAAGTACATCCCAAGATCCATCTTTCTTAAATCCTACCCATACTGTATTACCATCCTTTAATTGGTTGCTGTTAGCAATGTCCAACAAGCTGTCTTCATTGTACGCAGTCGCAGTAACATCAACTGACCTTACATACCCCGAATGTTGTAACAATAATATATCTTCAGTTGAAGTGGTATTAAATGTGTTTGCAGGATTGTAATTAGGAGGACTAATCGTTAAATTAGATGATAATGTATAATGAATTAAATCGTTTGCCGAAGCTGCCGGAACTTCCGAAACAAATTTAATAATTTGTGGATTTTCTAAAAAGGTTCCTTCAATCAACGGAGTTTCTATTTCTTGGTAAGTAGGAAAGGACCCAAAATTTCCAACTCTAAAGGCCCATTCTTCATTGTAAGAAATGTTACCCCTTAATACAGATGAACTAGCCTTGGCTAATTTAGAAATTGCATTTTGAGTTCCTTTTTCTCTAATAAACCCTTGATAAAATTTGTACTGAGATATAGTGTTAGGAAAAATATTATTTAGATAAACTCGAGGTGTATAGCCAGTAAGGTGTTGGCTCAGCCGTTGTTGCCCTTCATCAAAGTTATCAGAATCTAAACTGTAGAAATCTTCAAACTGGCTTATCTTATAATCAAAGTTTGGCAACAGAGCAGGCTCTGGTTTCTTATCTAGTACGGCCCATTGATTAAAATCAAAAGAAGATCGTCGTTCAATGTTTCTTATAGCAGAATAATATTTTCCATTAAATCGAACCGTCGTTCCGGCAGTGTAGGGTGTGTTAGGAACCCAATCAACTATTTCGGCGGTATCGTAAACAAATCCGGGACTAAAATAATCCCCGTTCCAATTTGCGGTTCTAAAGCCCACAAGTTTAATACGGCGTTGACGGCTTCCGGTTTCTAATTTATAAATTACATCATTAAAAATAGTGTTATTATCAAAAATAATTACATGTTCTTTCTGGACTAAATTTAATTGAATAAAATATATGCCGTCTGAATTAGGAGCGGTAGCGATTGTACAGGTCCCGTCATCTCTTGAAATATTTAAATCAGTTTTTAGAAATACAGACTTGTCTGCTCGTAACACTTCATAAGACTGAAACAAATTGTCAACAACTGCATTTGAACTCTTATAAACTACTTTATCAGAAAATGGACTTAATGTAATAATACTCCCAGTGGCCCATGGTTGTGTAGACCAAAATAGGAACTCTTTGGCACTAAGATTCCAATCTAGAACTGAATCAAGATCTATATTATACTCAGAAAAAACAAATCCCCTGCTTTCAAGCCATCGACCATACCCAATAATAACATCGTAGATTTCCTGGATGCTAGAAAATGTGGTTCCGTACTCAATAGGAGTTACTGTAGATTCAAATGCCACTGCAACTTGCACAGAGGCGCCACCCTCAGTGGGCAGTCTTGGTACCTTTTGAAAATACTCAACATTAAACACATTGCCTGCTCGGTGTCCAACTTTGGTTACATAAAAATCACTACCGTATTGTACATACTGACCTGTTTTATAAAAGTTGCCAACCGGAGCAGACGATGCTGAAGTTGTATCGACAGAATTTAATCCGGTAGCACTAGCTGTTCTCGACGGCGCCCATACTACATAAGACACTGTCTCGCCGCCTACTGTGATAAATGTAGTTCCAAGATTTCTTATAGGTTTAAATATATTAAAATACCCCGATCTATCATATCCGGAAATATTATAACCACTCCGCGTTCTCTCAATGATCATCCCGGAAGCAGTAACTGATAATATAGGATTTCCTACATTTAATCGCAATTTATAATTTTGAGACGGTAATATAGAACCAGGAGAAGTACTTGTTGGTGCGTAGGCATCAACAATTATTTGCAATGTATCTTTATCAGCAAACCCATTTAACTTGTAAATTAAATTATAACTTGCATAAGTTAGATCTTGCCTTAAATTTTTAATATAATCTTTATCTTCTTGCATTCCTATTTCAGAAAGGAATACACTATACCCGCTAGTCTGAGTTTTATTTTCGTTGTGAATAAACATCTCTGCTAACTGTGGGAACTTCTTGTTAGAAGTATGGATCCACTGATTTGCTGAATTTTTCTTAATCCTACTGGTATCATACATTAATGCGGCATACCTTGCAGGCTTAGTTAATGCCATTGCTTTTTGCATGGTAAATGGAAAATAACTACTACGATGCCATGCTACTTTTACAGGACTACGCTCATCAATCTGCCAATCAAGTTGCTTGCTTTCATCTGTCATTCCAGTAATCAACGCTTCGGGACTCAGTAAATTGCCACTACTATCTACAGGAATGATGTTATTAAAACCATTAGAACGAACGAACAACGGATTTACAACACCGTTAACTCGACCATGTTGAATATCGGACCACATTACTAGATTACCACCAGTGTACGGAGCAGGTCCGTATAGGTCCTCCCACCAATTTGGTTTTTCCGATAGTCCCAACATTTCCCAAGGACATGTATGAGGACGCTCGGTATCATATAGTTTGTCTAGTATACCCCTCCAACTTCCATTAAAGGTTATTCCAGTTGATATATTTCTAGTGTTATAAAAATTCCAAGTTTTTGAATTATTAGGATCAAATGTAGTATTTGGAATTGGTTTTAATCCAAACTTTGCTGTCCAAGTTGAAAAATCACGAGAGGTAATAGTGTTAAAATAATTGCCGCCATACCCGTCCGGCATACTTCTCCATGGGCGTTGTCTAATTGAGTCAATAGCTAAGATATCATCTCTATACTCAACCTTGATATTATTATAAATCCTTTTTTCTAATTCAAGTATAATCGCATCCCTATAGTCTTCGTAGGCTATTATGATACTACCATCATGTCCTTGGATCACCGTTTGGGGAGTTGCATATACATCGTCAACAAAGATGTCAGGTTTGAATTTAGAATATAACCCTAATTTAGTAGGAGTAGGTGGTATGTAGCAACCTTCGGTATCTTTGTATTCATTTATAACTAGCTCATCGCCGACTTCTAACGGTACTAATATTTCTACACTGTCAATAGTACTATCAAATAGGTAATCAGTGCCGTGAAGTAATTGTTCGCCGTCTAAATAAACATAGATAGCCTTTAACGAAAGGTTAGTTAAATTAAAACTATCAGTTGACAATGGATAAATTGTGTTATTTGAATTTGTTACTATCCAAGTTTTAGAATGTTCCGGGGTTCCGTAACCTGCCATATCTGTTAGATAGTAAGGATCCTGACTAGATTTATACTGATTTAACTCAGTTAAAATTTGATCTACGGCGGCGCTTGCAGATAACTGATCGCTAACTTGTAGCATCTTGTTTAAAAATGCTAGTTTAAAATTATTATAATTTTCAGCAGACTTGTCTATCGCATTAATCAGATCAGTTTCTCTACCTCCCAAAAACATCTGTGCAAACGATAACGGATTTGAACTTGAAATTAGTTTAGTTCCAAGGTTAGAAAAATCTTCACGATCTCTTAAATTTCCATCATAGTCCTCTATTCGATTAGTCATCGATAGCACATGTTCAGTTAATTCACTAATCGTAAATTTTTCTACAATGCCATTTAATGGATTATTTGTTAACCCAAGAGGTTCTTCATAATAACTTGTGATGCCTGTAGCAGTTGACGCCAATACCGGTATTTCATATACTGATGTTTCTACCCAAGAATTCTTAAGTTGATTGTCAATCTTAATAAATCCAATATTTGAATTGATATTATAACTAGGAACACCGATTTGACTAAGGACAATTGTTTCAATAGCTAGGTTGTTATCAAATAATATACTGCCAATTGCATTTAAATTCTTATACGCAATAGGAAATCCTAGATAGGGATCATCGTTACCGGTACCCGCAGTGTAACTAAAAATTTTGTTACCACTAAAGTTACTTAGATAATAATTTTTATCTGAATAACTGTTTCCGTTTTCGTCAAACAGATCAAATAATGGAGATTGATTAAGTGTATCTCTTTGCTGAGAACTGACCCAGATCGTTCCATCAAACCGCCAATCAGTGCTATTATTTTCATCCCCTAATAAAATAGTAACTGTAGCATCGGTTAGAGGATCATAATCATAAGCAGGTTGTAAGGTTAAAGTTCTAACCCCTTGAATAAAAACAAAGTGAATCTCAAATATCTTTCCTTTCACATTGGGGTCGTCAATGGCATTAAAAATAACTCGATGTCCCTCTTCTAACTCAATTCCATCAACATAGGTTGCCATAGTAGTACCGGCAATTGTATCAAATGGATCCGTCGTGCTAGTGTCAAGAAGATCAACTGGATCAATACCAACTGTTCCAAAATTAAACAATTTAATATTAGGCTTAAATTCAATAATAGGGCGTTGGGCTCTATTCTGAGAAAAGTCTGGTTCTACTCCGTTAACTAATGCGCTTGTCCGTATTACATCCTTATGAACCCATCGGTTGTATCGACTCCACGGATTAAGGTCGGTGCTGGCTCGATTAATTGTTACATATTCTGCATACAGTATTGGTAATTCTCTATCATTATCAAATGGTAGAGTATCAAATCCGTAAGAATCAAATCCGTCCGGATAAGAACTCATAAATTTTTCGGAAACTAATAACCGATCTAACGGAATTAATTTAATACTGGTTCCAACACCTTCTACGAAAAAGGCCCGATTATGGTATGTGTCATTAACTTCTTGACCTAAAAATTCTAACATCATACCATTTGACAGATTAATTAAAGTGCTAGTTCCCGTAGTTGTTAACACTTCTACCGATGCATTAACTTGTCCTTCAATTTCTGTTTCAACATCTAAGTATTCGGTTGTTACAGATAACACTTCAGGACCTTGAGGCATCCAATAGTAATTTTGATAGTTAACTAATTTGTCCCAATCAATATGCGGAGTATATGAATAGGCCTCTGTTCTAAATAGATAATCTAAATTATCAATATTTGCACCCTTAGATTTTAGTGCATTTAAAAGGTCATCATATCCTTGTACAGTTTTTATATTTTCTAAATTATCATATATAATAAATGCAGGAGATAATTGATAAGGGTTACTATTAGAAATATAAATATCGGCTGTTGAATTATATGTAGGGGTTAGTGTTGAACCTACATATCCATCTAATCTTTCTAGTTGGGGTTTTTGTATAAGTTGGTCAAGGGTACTTGTTAAGAATTTTTTATTTCTTTCAGTTTTTAAAAATTCAGGTAATAGACTAACTGCGCTAATTTTTTTATCTGCCATGATCCTTATCCAACATTAATAAGTGTTGTATTCAATTGTTGTGCTGTGATTGCATCAATCACTGCGATATCCGATGCTCTAGCACCGCTAATAAAAATTTCATTACTTTGACATGCTACTTCATATAGGCTACCAAAGTTATTAGCGGTGGGTACTATCACAAAGTTAGTTACATCAGGAGTTAATAAATTCATTATGTAAGTTGACAATTCACTAAAGTAAAAACTTTGGCCAAAGTCCCATTTTTCTAAAGTAAAGAAGTCATTAATTCCGGCAAGTATCTTAGAAATAATTTCGTTATTACTTAGAGTACTTGCTGAATTTTTAACTACTTTAAACCTTGCTTGTAAATTCGTAGGAGCAGATGTTCCAAATAATACTTTATACTTAACCGGTTGATAAATTATTTCATCGCTAATAGATTTAATTGGTTCTAAATCTCTTGAATAATTATTTTCTAGAGATTGGCTTGATGGAGACATTGGTTCAGAACCATTCCCAGTTAATAACCAGTTTCTAAAACTTTGATCATACTCAAAGGTTAACATATAAACATCAATTAAATTGCTCTTACTAGGATCAATCCTGTATTCTTCACCGCTGTTATGTTGGTAATGAAAGCTCAATTCTTCACGCCCCTGATAAGCAAAGTAGGAAGGAGCCAATACAAATTCATTAAACTCATCCACGGTCTTTACAGTATTACTATCTATAAAATAATATAAGAATTCGGCATCCGGGCTTCCACTATAGTAGGTGTTGGCAGCATTTTCTGTTTCAAAGACCAAATAATCATTAGAGCTAACAGGAGAAGCACCCATTCCGTCAGTAGTGAATTTAAATAGGGTATAACCGTCTGCGGTTCCGTTGGTATAATTACCAACGATAATGTCAAATATATCAGGATCAATTATCTGCCCAATTGTTCCACTATCTTGATGGTTATAAAAACTTACTTCAACTCTAGACGGATCAACATATCCATCAAGTTCAATTATAGGGCCATCTATTTGCCATACACAATCTTTTCCAATTGGGGAGGTAGACCCAGTAATGGTATTAATTCCTAATACATTAATTTTATCTCGTATAACCGTATTATTTGTAAAATCAAAATTTACATCATTTTTATCTACATAGAAACCGGTCTGGTTTACACTCTGGAACATATATCGGGCCTGCCTATACAATACCTTATACTCAAATCCTTGCCAAGTAAATGCGACCATCCAACTTGAGTCTTTATTAGTGTTTGAAATGTCGCCTTCATTATCAAAGCTAAATTTTTCAACTAAATTTAAATTAGTATCTTCAATGATTTTCCAAGAACGAGTAGTACTGTCAAATCTAATTCCAAAATTGCGCTGTGTTAAGCATAAGTTAACGATATTATTTTCAAATGCGTACGACAGTGTTTTAATAAACGCAGGAATAATCTCAATTGGTATAGCACCCTGTCCGGGACGATTTCCTAGTATAATTGGGCCAGTACCGTCACTTAAATTTCCAGTACCTACATTAGATCCATCGCCGACGACTTGTATTACAGTACTCCATACATGATCAGAAGTCTTGCTTGATGGTGCTGGAACAATTTTACCATTAGGTAGAAAATACTGAGGATCTCCACTTAGTGTATTAGGTGCTAAAAATTTAATCATTGCGCCCGGTGTTATATATTTTAAAGAATTAGAAACATAAGAACCAACTGACTGCGGTTCATTAATGGCTAGTGAATTATTCTTAGAATAAAAATATCCGCGACCTTGGCCGGCAACGACATTAGAAGAATTCCATTGATAATTTATATTTTCTAAATTTGAATTTAATATTACAGGTTTCCCAGATCTATATTTGTCATGATAATAAGTTAGTAAAGAATTATTTGAAAAAATAGGTTCTAGTTGTTTTTTGATTACTGAAAAAATATCATTTTTAGAATAATAAGAAAAACTAAAATTATTTTCAGTAAGTTCTTTAAAAATAATACCATCAGTTCCAAAGATATTAGTAGAACTGTACTTTCCACTAACATCACTTAATTCAAAATATTTACTAACTCCGCTACTTTCCCTATTAATACTCTTAACTTTTAATATGTTAGAAGTTAATGTTAATGGAGCGATATTATAGTCTTCACCGGTAACCATCCTGTTTTGTAGATAGTATGTTTGCGGGGCATTTCTCTGTATACTAGCATTAGATTCAGTACCTGAACTATTACTAACGGTATCCTGCAGAGCAAGTGTGACTGTTAATATGTGACTCTGCCCGCTTTTATTAGAATACGGAATATCAAGAGACACTCCAGCCAATTGCTCAGATTTAATTGAATAAGACAATCCGTTGCTTTGTCGATAAAACAATACGAAGTTTCCTTTGGGTAAATCTCCAAAATTACCATCCGAAAAGTTTAAATCAACTTGGTCGCCGTCTCTATTTGTGATACTATATGTTTTTCTAATACTACTATTCAAACTATTGAATATGATATTATTTCCTACTAATGCCGGTATTTTAGTCCAAGTGTCTGATGGATACGAACCGTCAGTATCCAACTGCCATAACCAAACATCGGTGTCGTTAATATTAGAAACATTGATTCCAATAATTTCATTTGGTACAGGATTAGTAACCGAAAATGTGTTTACTCCTATCGAGCCTTGCTTAAACATCGCAAAGAATCCCGTATTTGAACTGCCGGTGCCTTGATTATCATTTTGATAAACAATACTAAACATACCGTTAGGCTTGGGTGGAGATTCATATAGATAAGACTTTCCACTAAATGTAGCTGGAACAATTTCAAAATTCATTGAAGTTCCGTTAATATTTTTTAAGAAGCTATAAACAGACACATCCTCGTTAGTTGTATCGAGTTGATATTGCTCGGTTAATATTCCACTAATTACATTTCGGTCGTTAGGTCTTCCAAACACAGTTTCACCTACCATTGAAGAATTTAAAATACTAGTAAATTGATCATACCAATTAGGATTTGATGTGTCATTCCATGCAATCGTTGTATTCGCTAAATTAATTCCCGAGCTGTCAATTACATTGTCAGTTGTACTAATTGCGGTCATTTTAAGAAGGCCAGTTGCGGCCCTATTTCTTTTTGGAACATAGCTTACTAACTGTGCGAGGCGCAAAATACTGTCTCGGCGTTTTGCTGTTTCAAGAAAATTCTCACGAGCATTTAGGTCAATACGGAAACTTAGATTTTGTCCTAGGTAAGCAATCACATCAACAAGTGCAATAAACTCACTACTGTCTATATAATCATTAAAATCTTCGGGGTAGTTTTCCTGCAGATAAGAAATTAAAATCCTTCGAATGGTCTCAAAGTCGTAACTTTGGAAGTCGGCATTTCGAAAAGACTGATAGATTTTAGTCCAATCTTCAGTAACTAGTAGTTTTGTATTTGTTGAAGGAATAGTCATAATTTTATTTTATACCTTATTTATTTTATTCATTAACTGAGCATATTATTGTACGCTAAGTCCAATATGTTGATCAAAGGATAATCTTAAAACACTTGACTGGTCTGTTCCATTTAGGAGAAGCGCAACTTCGATAATATATCCTGTTGGGTATTCTGTTAAATTTATTTGTGTAGGTGTAACCCGGGGGTCACTGTTACAAATTGCTGTTATATCATCATTAAGAGCATGGCGAACCTCGGGTGTCATTGGTTCCATTAGCACATCCCAAACAATACTACCAAAGTTTGGATTCATAACACGCTCGCCCTTTCTTGTATTAAACTGATTAATAATGTCTTGTTTTATTAGTTCTAAGTCAAATAGCTTGGCGGTAGTATTGCTAGGATTAACACTACTAAACCCTTTATAGAAATGACTAACTTGTTGAACCTGTTCAACAATAGCATTGGCATTATTAATTTCAATTGATTTGTATGGCATGATTGTATTTATTTGTCCTTAAGACCCGGACCTTATAGGGTTCCCGTTGCTGTCTGTCACAATTCCTCCAGACCCTGTTCCCACAATACCCGACGGTTTAACTCCATCTTTTTCAAATTTAGCCTTGTACTCTGCATAATATTGCTTTCGTTTTTCAAAGCCGTTGCGACCGCCGTTAACAAGACCAGTCACTGATACTGGATCGTCCCAAAATGCTGTCGTGTCTTGGTACGGTTGAGTCATTGTTTTATTTTTAAATCCTTTAGGTTTATAAACATTGAAGAAATATAATACGGATTTACTTGCCCACTCAATGCCTTCTACTAGATCGGGTTGTTGTTCAAAGTCAATTCCTGCTTTAAAATATCCGGTCATTTTTCTATAAACATCTTTACCTGTAAGTTGTATAAAGCCGCGGCCTTTGTACTTAACACCGTCGCCTGCTGTTCTATTTCCTAAATCAGTACGACCTTCGTATTCTGCACCACTTGCATATTCTCTCAAGGCCCTAAAGTGATCACTTTCAACTTTACACTGGGACATCCAGGCCGCTAATTTTATCGGATCTGTTACACCGTTTGCTATTAAAGTAGCCTGTAGGTATTGCTCATTATCTGCCGCTTTTCCTTTTAGGGGGGCAGCAACCGGAGCATCATTTACTGGCGGCGCGGCACCGGAACCAGCTTCCGGTGCAGGTGCGGTTGGGCTAACACTGCTGTCTCCACCGGGTCGAGGAGTTACAACAACATTGGTACTAGCTGGGGTAAACTTTTCAGGATTAACATTCTCATGATGCGGCCAAGGTTCGTGAGTAGGAACCCGTTGCATTATAGTAGTGATAGTACCTGTATTATAAAATTTGTCAGGCCCCCAACCGTAACTAATTTCTCGATTAGGTAATGCAAAGATATCTAACTTTTCTGGAACTTCGGCAGACTCGGGCTTATTAGGATCTGGTGCGGCTGGGCCGTTTAAGTGAATCTGTGTGGCTGCGGCGATTATATTGCCGCTTGCACCTAGCGAAAGCGTACCTGATGCTCCGCAGATTAAATTAGCGGCAGTTCCTATGCTGTATGCACCAGCCGATGCGTGAGAACTGGTTCCGCCTGCTTCAGAATTTATGTTACCGCCCGAAGAAACTCTAAAATTATCACCGGTTGAGATATTAAGATTATCACCAAATATTATCTTTCCACTAGTATCGCAAATAAGATAAAATCTACTCTTACAATTAACTTCTATTCCATCAAATGCATTCATGTGTATATTGCGGCCTGCTTCAAAGTTGATATCTCTATCTGCTCTAAAGTTAAAATCTTGTTCCGAATGTATACTGATGCTATCCTGAGCAAAAATATCAATCTTTCCGTTGCTGGTTAATTCTATCCACGCACTGCCTTTACTATTACCAATGTAAATTAAATCCTGGCTATTATGCATGAGGATCTGATGTCCAGTCCTAGTGCGGATTCTCACCAATTCATTCTGTCCGTTAATATCGCCGTCGTCCATTACAAATGTAGTGCCGCCCAGCCTACTTACAGGTGCTTGACGCTTTTGTTCATAGCCAATCATACCGGTTTTGGCTCCTGCACTGGTGTCTAGTGGGCCCGGGGTGCTAATACCAAATACTGAACTTGGCACCTCTCTTCTTGCACCGCTAGAAGTAACTCCTCTAACAGTATCTAACAACAATCCTTGTTCCACTAGTCTATCGGCAAACGGATGAACAGGTTTTTTAATAGTATCAACGTTAGGAACATTTAAATTCTGTGTACTTTTTAAATACTCAGCAACTGGTAGGTAAGTAGTTCCATACTTTTGTAACTGTTCAGAAGTTACAGCAGAATTTTGACTTGCGGCAATTCCCGGTACCATATGATTTTGGAATTGATCCGGAACACATCCCATCCAATAACCTTGATTTGGATCTCCGTCAACAAAGATAACCATAACGATCGTTCCCACATCGGGAGGAATACACCACATACCATAGCTTTTCTGCACATCGTTAAAATTACTACTGTTATTACCTTCAAACCTAGGACTAGTCACTCCATAGAACGGACTGAGATACTTAACAACAAAAGTGTTTTCTTGAGAGTCAACGGTATTATGAATTGTCTTAACTAGGGCAACTTCTAATCCTCCCATATAAGTAGGATCTAGATGACTTGTTACTTCTGCTAAGAATGGGCCAGGTGAGGATAACAAACCACTTCCACCGCCTCTGCGTGTTGACATTCGTGTTTCTGTAGCCATATATTACCTTATCATTATTTTATCTAACGGACTTGTTCCTGCAGACCTACTACCAAATTTATTAACAACGGAGCTTCCTAGGTCGCCCACGATGTTAACTGGGCCTAGTTGATTCCTGACTCCGATAAAGTTACCTTCTAGTGACCCCAGAATTCCAGTCGGTCCCATCAATGACTTTCTCTCTGCATATAATTTAGCACCTAATACGGCTGCATCAGTAAGATTGTTTACCCCCAATCTACTTGCATATTTTTGAACAATTGATGGTGAATTTGACATTGCTTCTTGAGCAGTATCACCAGATAATTGTGTTTGAGATATTTCCGAAATGTTGTTTGCTCCATATGACCTAGCCAATGCGGTCGGCCCCCCATACGATACAATACTGTTAAGAGCACCAATATCCGGCCTTGGTGGTTGGGCAACTGCATACGGAGCACTAGGTGGTAATCTAGAAATGCCTCCGTACGACATTCCGTTAAGATTTATTCCTTGGGCCGCAGCCGTTGCTAAATTAGTATCAGCAGGAATATTGCTAGCAATTCCTGATAATTGTCCTAACACCTTACTTTCTAGGTTAGGACTTAATCCAGATAGTTGACTTTGGTCTACACCAAATAATGGTGCAATAGCATGAGGGTCTGCATTAGACCCCTGAGTTAATGACCTCAATCGAGATGTAACATCTCCAACTAGGCCGGCGCCGCGGTCTGGCATAGACGATGTGGCTCCAATCATATTAGAATTTAACCCTTGAATGGGACTATTCCCTATTGGTAACGCAGACGGAATAATTTGAACATTAGCACCGGCACCAATTCCTGATCCAATGACACCAAGTTGACTAACCTTCCTGGCCTGTATCCCAACAAATTGATCTAACAACTGCCTTGGGGCGCCGCTAATACCAAAGCTATTGGCCAGTGTGCTAGCTAACTGTTGTACATAGCCGCCAGGGCTATATACTCGATTTTGTAAACCTACTGCCGCCCTAGCAGGTAATGGCATACCAAAAGCAGGCTGAAATTGTCCACCAGGTATTGATCCTCCGAACCCTTGACCGGCAAGTCTTGCGGCGCCTGCTAGGTTTGGAGTTGCTCCGCTTACTGCTGAAATACCGGCAGATAACCTTGATGCGCCTGCTAGGTTTAGATTACTACCGGCTACTGCTGAAACAGTTCCCCCAAGTCCACCAGTAGCCGCAGTAAAATTAGATAGGTATCCTGGTAATCCTGGTGAAGGAAGTCCTCTGTTTATTTGATTCCACAAGTTTAATTCATCTGGTCGTTGTCCGGGTGCGGATGGTTCTGCTGGCGTTGCGTCTTGAACTACTGTATCTCTTCTGTTAACCGCTTGACTAATCCGAGCCGTTGGATCTGTCGGTTTATTTTTTCCTTTGTTAGAAACCTCCCCTGCTCTAGATTGTCCCGGTACTCGAACAATCTGTAATGTTTGTTTAAAGGCGCCGCCTTTAAACGCACTCTTGCAGGTAGTAACCATATACACACCACTAAACGGAATCTTTTCAGGTTCAAAAAACATTTGGCCGCCTTGTTCGAGCGGCTGAATGTCAATTGGGTTCATAAAATTAATAGTGATCAACACTTCGCCGTAATTAAAAGACGCCTCGCCATCTTGTGTTTCTCTGGGACTAGCCTTAGAAGGTTTGGGACTGTAATTTCCTATTCCGCCAGTTACAATATAAAACGGATCTCCGACAATTTCTATTTCGCCGGTAAGCATATTACTAGTAGAATCAACTACTGCCGAGTGCATGGCCTGGGCCATCGCAAAATATGCACTTTGCTGAGTTTGACCTCCGGAGTTTTCCATATCGTTCGTTAAGTCAGCCGTAGTTTGAACCGGGTGTCCTGGCAATCCTGTTTCTTGCGACCTATCTATATCAGACTCACTCGTTGTAATTTTTATATTAGGCTTATCAGTCGGGGCCGCAGAATTTCTCGAAGGTGGTCCGCCAGTATTTCCTAATCTTGCAGGAACTGCTTCAAAGAACATATTATTAAAATTTAATTTAAAATTAGTTACATCTATATTTTTTCCTGTATAGATATAATTGTATTCTCTCATTGACTGCTTTGACAATTTTTCCATATCTAGTCTGTTATTTCCATAATTTGGAATACGAGTATATAAAATTTTAAAAGGAGTAACAACAAAAGTATAAATTTGATAAGGTCGTTTCTTCTCTTTGCTTGTAGACTGTTTGTTTTCTACTTCCATTTTAATTAAGAAATAATCAACCATATTATCTTTTACTACTGTCTGCCATTCAGACGGTGACGATAGCTTTTCAAGTATGTCTCTTATATAATGACTATCCTTAATAATTGAAGTTATGCATTCATGTATTTTCTTTCCTTCAGGAAACTGTACTGCTGATACTCCGGGAGACAATTTAAATACTTCGGGTCGTTTAGCACTCTGTTCAGGTGTGGGATTCTTTTGATCTTTAGGTTGATTTGCTGTTGGTTTTTGATTTGTTCCGGCATCAGGAAACTTATAAGAGGCGCTGTCTTTTAATAGTTCTGTAACCTGTGCTCCGGCAAGTTTATTCACTATCTTAACACCATCACTCCATCCGGTTGTATCATTCCATTCAGGAAATCTAATTTTATATTCATCAAAGGAGTCAGCCCCTAAAGGAGTTTTACTAATAGATTGGTCATGCTCCTTTGCTTGTTTCTCGACCGACTGTACTAAATTTTGTAAGATTGATTGAACAGTTCCCCCAGAAATTTTAACAGGCATTTTAATTTCGGAAGGATTTCCAAATCCCTTCTGCTCTAATGGGACTGCTGTTACATTATATTTCGTACCTTTCTCGTCTACACTTACTTCTACATTGCTTAATTGTATGGGGAAATATCTAACAGCATTTTTTTCGTATATTGGATCTGAAATATCATCACCGTCTGGGTACCCAACAACTTCCATTTTTAATAAAAAAGTAGCATCGTGATACGATGCATATCCTGCCGCGATAGAAGCCACATGCATTGATTCGAGAAACCCACTTATACTGTAGGGTTCAATAACTTCAAATATAACCTTTGTAGGTTGTGTTACTCCGCTTTGACCATCCGAAGACATAACAGTTTCTACCTCAACATTGTCAACAAACATGTCAAAGCGACCCGGACTTTTTTGATTAAACTCACTGATAAGAGCGTTACCTGAAGAATCTAAATAATCAACCTTAGTAGTTGCTGTTGTCACCGTAGGGACTGTTTTCTTCCACCACAATGAGCCAGTTGTTGCAGTACCGCGCTTTTCTTCTTTCACTTCCATCGTTCGAGGAACTGGTACTGCTTTTGACGGATCAATTCCTTTGGTACCTTTTCCTGATGATCTTAAAATAACATAGTCTAACGCACTATCTCTATAAGTTTCGGGCCTATACGCATCGTCTCTTTTTAATGTAGACAAAGTAAAAAGATATGTATAGGATTTATATTTGTGTAATACATTACTACCAGTTGACCCTCGAATCGCGCCGTTAGCAGTGTCCAGCCCGATTGGTGCAGGTGTTGCTGACTTTTCTGTTTTCTTTTCAACACTAGTACTATCAGCCATTTTAAATTCCTAATGAGGCTTTAAGAGAACTTAATTTAGGAACAAATATTTTAATTCCTGCCTGCATGTCAAACACCGGGTCTCTCAATATAGAAGGATTCCTTGCCGCAAATACCCACCATAGGCTAACATCATTATAAACATCGTGAGCAAGGAGATCGGGCCTAGTTTCGTAGCTTTTAGTTACAGTGAATAATATGTCATCTGCTTCGACAGGAACCTGTCGCCAGGTCATAACATCTAAATACCCAATAGTTTGCTCAGTATTATAATAAGGACTTGTATTTTTATATTCAGCCATTATAGATATCCTTTTCCTTTGTATGTTCCATTAATAAATCCAGTAACACTCGAAGCTTGCATCTCGGCTCGACTGTACATCAGTTTGCAATTAATCGTTAAAGTGCTTCTTGTTGGAACACTTGCTGCCCCAAATGGTTGACTACTTTCTAACAACGAGTAAAAATCGCAATCGTCAGGAAAGTCGTGTTTAAAACTTGTGATAACCACTGGAATATTTTTTAAATTATATTCACCGTAAGCATCTAATCTACATACCGGAGGGGGAGACCCGGCAGTTGGATCATTACCAAAACTCATTTTAGTTAGTGCGGCTAATAATCGCACAGTTGCTAGCCAGATGACCGCATCGACTTCATTCTGCACAGTAAATTTTCCAGTTATTGAAATATCCGAAACACTACTGCTCTTATAAAAATTAATAGGAAAGTTTGAGTGAATGGGAGTTAACGATCCATACTCTGCTTTGTGTTCCATTGTAACTTGCGGGGTGTATGGAAAAATAATTCCACCTAAATAACTTGGACCCAATTCAGCTAGGCTAGTACCTTGCGTAAATGTTGTGAGATAAGTTTTAGGTACACGGATCCGAACTCTAAGATCGGTACTTTGAGAAGCGGGTTGAACATTTCCTTCAGAATCCTGTTTTTGCTGAGTTACTTCTTGAGCGGCTGGTGGGGTAGGCGGTGCTGCCCCAGGTGTTAGGTTCCCCATATCTCTAACCGGGCCTTCTTTTAGAGGTGGAGTCGGAGCTTGTTTGCGGCGCGGGTCTCTAAATATAATGGCGGCTCCACCTTTGGTGTCGGATCCAATAAAGCCCTTAGCGGCATAATTTTTACTTGCTTCACCTAAAATGTCACTCATAGTTTTTTTCCCTTATAGCTTATTTAACCAATAAATAAAATGCTAATATTTCTGGTTGACACATTGAAAAATCGTGTTATACTTGTACAAAGGAACCTACCCACAATGACTATCGGAATAACAACAATAAGAAAAGCCAAATATTTAAACAATCGAGATTTACTAGCAGAGATACATCGTAGCAAGTGTTCATTTTCTAGCTTTATTACTCCGGAGCACGGCACCTACGACATTATCCTCCCAAATTTAGATAAAGTAAATCAAAGAACTGTAGCCGAAGCTAAAAGAAATAGGGCTAAACGACTGGGATTACAAGCATTTGCTATAGCAAGAAACTCGGGCGACAAGAAAACAAAACTTGCAGAAGTAACCCCGGACTATAAAACTGTTACGAAGACCGATGTTGTTATTCGTATAATGACCTTTGATCATATTCCCCTAGCCCCCGGTCGTAAGAAAACTACCAAAACTACCGCCGATAGCCACGATAAAGTAAACTTCCCCCCATTCCAACATTGGAAGTTTGACGAAACCGATCCTGATAAACTTGTCTGTGTTGGCAAAAGCCACTGGAAAGGTCCGCTCGATACTGGACATTTTGGTAAAGACCACGGTCGCATTACAGAAAACTTAGGTAGAATGTATATTAAACTAAGTGAACGCTATGCTCAGCGATCTAATTGGCGTGGTTATACTTACATTGATGAAATGAAAGGGCAGGCAATTCTACAACTAAGTCAAATTGGTTTACAATTTGATGAAAGTAAATCGGAAAATCCGTTTGCCTACTATACCGCCGCAGTTACTAATAGTTTTACAAGAATCCTAAACTTAGAAAAGAAAAGCCAAAATATCCGTGACGACTTGTTAGAGGAAAATGGATTAACCCCAAGTTTAACTCGACAAAACAAACAAGAGTACGCAGAAGAAACAGCAAGGCAAGCAGAACTATACAAAAATATGCGTCAGCCCAAGAGTGAAGATACTGCATCGGATGAAGACGAGGCAGGTATTGACATTGTTGAAGGAGGAGAAATAAAGGCTTGACTTTATTCAACATTGTTTGTACACTATTAGTTACAAGGGAACTATAGAATGGCTTTATTCAAAAAAGTAGCGTGTTTTACTGACATACATTTTGGACTTAAATCAAATAGCACTACGCATTTAAAAGATTGTGAAGAGTTTGTAGATTGGTTTATTGCAGAAGCTAAGAAAGAGGGTTGCGAAACCGCAATCTTTCTTGGCGACTGGTCACACAATCGAAACAGCCTTAACCTATTCACATTAGATTCCAGCTTACGATGCCTTGAAAAACTAGGTGCGGCATTTGATAACTTTTATTGGTTCCCTGGCAACCACGATTTGTTCTATAAAGACAGGCGCGACATCCATAGCAGTGCATTTGGGCGGCATGTTCCCGGAGTTACCGTAGTAGAAGAAATAACTACCATAAACGATGTAACCTTTGTACCTTGGCTAGTTGGAAACGAGTGGAAGTCTATGAAAGACTTAAAAAGCAAGTATGTCTTTGGCCACTTTGAATTGCCCAGGTTCTATATGAACGCGATGATACAAATGCCCGACTATGGAGAGCTACGGGCAGAAGACTTTAATGGTCCCGACTACATTTTTAGTGGTCATTTCCATAGGAGGCAAGAAAATAACAAAGTAATTTACATTGGTAATGCATTTCCCCATAACTATTCCGATGCTTGGGACGACGACCGGGGCATGATGGTCATGGAATGGGGCGGTGTTCCCCAATTTATCAACTGGGAAGATTGTCCTAAGTATAGATCTATTAAATTGTCAGACCTTATTGACAAAAAAGATACGATTATAAAAAGCAAAATGCACTTCAAGGTTAACTTAGACATTGATATAAGCTATGAAGAAGCAAATTTCATTAAAGAAACTTTTATCAATGATTACGATATTAGAGAAATCAGTCTTATTCAAGACAAAACAAACCTTGAAGGATCAATGGACAATAGTCCAGACACGCTATTTGAAAGTGTAGATCAAATTGTTACTGAACAATTGATTAATATTGACAGCAAAGACTTTGACAAGAATACCTTACTAGAGATTTATAATAACCTATAATGTTTAAACTGAAAAATTTAACCGTACGAAACTTTATGAGTATTGGGGCGCAGACCCAAGCTGTTAATTTTGACAAGGAACTATTGACTCTAGTATTAGGATCTAACCTTGATCTAGGGGGCGACGATACTGGTAGTAGGAACGGAACCGGCAAAACTACAATGATTAATGCTCTAAGCTATGCATTATACGGGCAAGCATTAACTAATATCAAGAGAGAGAACTTAATCAATAAGACTAACGGTAAAAATATGTTAGTTACGGTTGAATTTGAGAAAAGTGGTAACAAATATCGTATTGAACGCGGTCGTAAGCCCAATGTTTTAAAATTGTTTATCAACGATAATCAATTAAAGCTGGCCGAAGAAGAGGATGAGAGCCAAGGTGATAGTAGAGAGACTCAGAAGTCTATCGAAGAGATGTTAGAAATGTCACATACTATGTTTAAGCACTTAGTAGCACTAAACACCTACACAGAGCCGTTCTTAAGCATGAAAGCGGCTGATCAACGAGAAGTAATTGAACAACTGCTTGGGATAACACTACTAAGTACCAAAGCAGAAGCATTAAAGTTACAAATAAAAGAAACTAAAGATCAAATTCAAGTAGAAGAATTTAAAATTGCAGGAATTAAGACCGCAAATGAGAATGTACAAAAAAGTATTGATAGTTTACAGCTAAAAAATTCTGCTTGGGATAACAAACAGCAACAAGAGCTAGAAAATCTTGGTCGTGCAATCGTTAATCTTGAATCAGTAGATATTGAAGCTGAATTATTGGCACACGGATCGTTACAACTGTGGATTGAAACTGACAATAAAATAAGAGGTCTTACAAAACAAAAGGCTACACTAGATTCGGCTGTAGGACAAGCAGAAAAAAGTCTAGCAAAGTATACAAAAGATTTAGAAAGTCTAGCAAACAAGACATGTCACGCTTGTGAGCAAGAGCTTCATGATCACAAACATGAAGAAATGACTACTACTGCTACTCAGCATTTTAACGAAGCACACGAATACTTTCAAAAGATGTGTGCTCAACTTAAACAAGTTACAGAAGAAATAGCAACAATAACACAAACTAAGAAACCTGTTACATTTTATGAAACAGAAGCAGAAGCTCTTGGACATAAAAACAATTTAGATAGTTTAGAAAAGTCTCTTATAGGTAAGGCCGACGAAATTAATCCTTATGCTGAGCAAATTGAAGAATTAACAAAGACTGCTATACAAGAAATTACTTGGGATCAAGTGAACTCTCTTATCCGTTTGCGAGATCATCAAGAATTTTTACACAAGCTATTAACAAATAAAGATAGTTTCATCCGCAAGAAGATAATTGATCAAAATTTAACTTATCTAAACAAGCGGCTAACTTATTATATCGACAAGTTAGGGCTTCCACATCAGGTAGTATTCCAAAATGACCTGTCGGTTGAGATTACTCAACTAGGACAAGACTTAGATTTTGATAATTTGTCACGCGGTGAACGCAATCGTTTAATATTGTCCATGAGTTTTGCCTTCCGTGATGTGTGGGAAGGCCTATATCAAAGTATCAACTTGTTGTTTATTGACGAACTAGTGGATGCAGGCATGGATGCTGCCGGAGTAGAAAGCGCATTGGCGGTCCTTAAGAAGATGGCAAGAGAAAGAAACAAGAACATTTATCTAATATCACACAAGGATGAACTAGTGGGTCGCGTGAATAGTGTTCTTCGCGTGATCAAAGAAAACGGATTTACCAGTTACAGTAACGATATTGAATTTGTTTAACGATGTCAGAAAATAAATTTTTAGATCACTATAAAGAACTTTATTCAAAATATGTAGATACCCGAGTAAAGTTGCATAACTACCATGTCGTGTTCGTAGAGAACATCGGCACCGAATCAATGATCGGCGTTCGGAAGATGCTGTCGAGTATGCCTAGGTTAGAAAGAGAACTTAGATATGCTGCCAGAGATGCATTTAAAGAACAGAAACGGTTAAACAGAGAAGCAAACAAGCTAAGAAAAACTGCCATACGGCAGAAAAAATTACCAAAATTGGAAACATAAAAATGAATGATACTATTACACAACTACAAACAACTTTTGCAGAATTCCTAGCAGAAGATGCTAAGTTTACAGCGGGCAACAGTGCCGCGGGCACACGCTCGCGCAAGGCTCTAGCAGAGTTAAGCAAGTTAGTTAAAGCTCGCCGCAATGAAATTACTGCTGAGAAAAATGCTCGCAAGGAAGCCAAGGCAGCAAAATAATTAATGACTTGGCACCACAAAGGGTCTATAGTTACAGAACTGCCTGAAGATTGTGTGGGATTTGTTTATCTTATCTCATGTAATACCTCCGGCCGGATGTATATTGGCAAAAAATTAGCAAAATTTAGTAAAACGACCTACAAGACTGTAAAGTTAAAGAACGGCACCAAGAAGAAAAAGAAAATCAGAAGCAAAATAGACAGCGACTGGCAAGAATATTATGGCTCAAATATAGAACTTAACAAAGATGTTGAGTTACATGGCAAAGATAATTTCACACGAGAAATATTACATTACTGTAAAAGCAAAGCAGAAACATCGTACATTGAGGCCCGCGAACAATTCGACCGCAAAGTATTAGAATCAAAAGAATATTATAACGGACAGATCTCAGTCCGTGTACATGGCTCCCACATAATCAACAAAATTGGCTCATAAGCGGTACTAAGCTCGCACTAGCTAATATCTTGTGCCCGGAAACCTGGATCTCGGATCGCAGGGAGGGAAATCTCTTGCCGCAAAGAGTACTTAATCAGCATCCTTTACAGGACCACGATCGCAAAATGCCTGCGGTTTGATTATTTGAATAGAGTGAATATAGGCCCAATGAGTGGATAAAACCACAGGTTTATGAATATGTTAGTGTATATTTGTAAGCTGCCGTCGTGTGTGAAAACACAAATAACTGAGCTCGAGGTACCGGATGACCGCCTCTGTAATGCTTTAACACTAGTGACTGTAAGAACTCAGATAATGTTCTTCTTTTTATTTTGCCCGTGCAAACGGGCAATTGTGACTGACGAATCTAGATAATACTTAAATTACTTCGTAATATATCAATTAAAAAAATGCTTCGAGCGATTAGCGAAGAAGCAAACGAACGCAGTTCGGTTATAAATAGTTCTAATAACTTCTGGAATAATTTACCCATGAGCATCAAACATATTATTGATCGATTAGATGAGATAGAACAAAATACCCCGACAATTAAGAAATATATTGTTGAGAGTGTATACAATGCTCCGGAAATGACTAAGCATTGGAGGAAACTCGATGAAGGGTTTGCCAAGGGCTATAGTCGATACTTAAATGAGGTTGCTCTAACTCCTGATCAGATACAAAATATCTTTAAACAGGCAGGTGGTACGGCAGGTGAAGCTCCAAAAGATCCGAGCAAGCTAGCAGGGCTTGTTGATAAAATTCTTCCAACAGGCCAAGCAGCCAATTTAGAAAAGACATTACCTGAACCGGATGCAGGTCCTGTCCAAGGATTTGAACAAAAAGCCGCAGCCGCAGTACAGAACATCCAAGGTGCAGACAGCGCAACTAAGCAAAGTTTGATGCAATGGATCAAACAAGGTGTTGCTAAACCAGAATCACAACAACTTATTCTAGCCGCGGTAGGCGCCGGATTAGGTACTATCCTAAGTAAAGTTGGCCCAATTATTAGTATGATACCCGGTGCAGGACCATTTGTAGCTGCCATAACTGGTGCTTTAATTGCAGGAGCGATATCAGTTGCTAGTGCTAAACTACAAGGTAAAGACTGGAAAACGGCATTTAAAGGTGCAATTAAACCAGCATTAATGGGCGGTGCTGCCGCAGTTGTTGGTAATTTAGCGGCTACTGCGATAGGTACAGGTTTAGGTGCAATGACCGGCGGTCAAGATCAAGCAGCCGCCCCACTACCTGGCGCAAGTTTAGGTGTTGGAAAAGAACTTCCAGATGGTGAAGTCATTAGTGCATTAGATTCAAGTAATCCAAATTCAGGAGTCACAATTCAAAGACCAGATGGCTCAACATACACAGTTAGTCGAGACACTGCCCAAGCTATGACGGGTCAAACTGGTATCAGCAATCAGGCAAATATGACAGGACCTGTTAGCATGGGCGCCGCAAGTGATCCTCAAGCAGGGGTAAGCGATAGTGGAGGATCTGGTGCAAAAACAAATACTGATAAATCCTTAATGAGATTAAAGGGATATGATCCAGATGCTCCTAATGAGGTAAAAGCATGGGACAAGATCACCGCAGGGAATAAAGACTTAAACACAATACCCAATATTGATTCCGGTTTTAGTGGGGCGCAAGCAGGCGGACCCAAACCAACTATTGGACAAAACTTTGATCCAGGCTCCGCACCAATTGGCGCAAACGGACAACCAATGCGCCAAGTGCCTATGGATGCCCCTGCTGTTACACCTAGCACACCTAGTGATGGTTCGTATCAACAAGCCGCACCAATTGGTGCAAACGGACAACCAATGCAACAAGTTCCTATGGATGCCCCTCCACCTAAAGGAGCCGGTATGGATCCTGAATATCTAGCGAAGATTGCTAGAGGGGAAGGCGGTCGTGCATTAATAAGTCAAGATGCCGCCAAAGCTGCCATTGCCTGGCAAGCGCAAAATGGCGGGCAGGTTATACCTCCTCCAGCACCATCAAGTAATGTAACATTACCGGGTGGACTTTCTCAATACTATAAAGATAATCCTGGCATTAGAGAAAATGCAATCGATCAACAGGCAACACTTCGTGGTTGGCTTAAAAAAGATCAACAAGGTATTACTATAAACTCGGTTCAATTAACACCTATGTTTGTTGAAGGCATTATGGATTTCTTTAAAGGTAAAGGTAAAGAAGCCGCACCTGCTGCCGCAGGTAGTGGAGTTACTCCTGATGCGTTAAACAAAGCCTGGGCAGACGCAGGCAGTCCAACGGACAGCGATGAAGTTTCTAAAGTATTACAGAGCGCCGGAGTCCCAGCAGAAACAGTTACAAAGATTTTTACAGATTTAAAAATACCCGCTCCTGGAGCATCTCCGGAAGCACCAAAAGATCCGGCCGCAACACCAACAGCGGCAGACGGCGAAACTCCCCCAGCACCAGCAGGAGAGAAACCGGCTGATGCTTCAGCCCCAGATGCTACAACACCGCCAGATGAGTTAGCCGATATTAAAAAGAATGCCGGACTTCCTACAACTCCACCTCCTACAGATGCTACAGCACCTGCTTCGACAACCGGTAGTGTTGATCCGGCAACATCTGCGGCAGTAGAACCTCCTCCGACACCACAAGCAGAAAAACAATCTAAGGTAGGAGTTGGTCAAATTAATAAAGTTATTCCAACTTTGAGAGTTAGAGATTTAACCAGTGTTCAAAAGACTGTTGATAATACACTGGCAAAAAGACAATCGACAAAGCAACCAACAGCAGAAGGTAAATATGTTGGAGTTTACAGCAACTTTTTAGGAAGAGACATATAATATGCGTATCAATGAATTATTAGCAGAACAAGAACAACTAGATGAACTAAGCCTTAAGGGGTTAGGTCAGGGCATAGGCAAAGCAGTAGGTGCAGCCGCTGGGGGAATAGTTCAAGGCGCAAAAAATGTTTGGTCAGGTGCAAAACAAGGTTACGCCGCAGGGCAGGCAGCATTAGCGCCAGGGGCTGATCCAGCCGCTGATCCAGCCGCCGCAGGCAGTACTGCACCAGCAACGGGCAGCGGCGGCGCTGTAGCAACACCTCCAGCAGGACAAGCACCGGCAGCAACACCTCCAGCAGGACAAGCACCGGCAGCAACACCTCCAGCAGGACAAGCACCGGCAGCAACACCTCCAGCAGGACAAGCACCGGCAGCAACACCTCCAGCAGGTGGAGAAGCTCCTGCAAGTCCAGCAGTAGATCAAGCAAGTAAAGTTGGTGTAGGACAAATTAATAAACTTATTCCAACACTACGAACCCGAGATTTAAACAGCGTAAAGAAAACTGTTGACGCTACTCTTGTTAAGAAACAAAAGCAACCGGCAGCACCAGCGGCAGCGCCAGCTAAACCAGGAGCGGTGGCACCAGCGGCGCCAACTCAAGCAGAGCTTGATGCTGATCGAGAAAGATTAATGGGACCAGATAACGGTGGCGCGAACGAAAGCAAGATCGTTAGATTTGAAAGTCGTTTCTTAGGAATGATGATTTAAAAGAAAGGCTGTCCGCTTTCTTTTGTTATCTCTAAATTCTTTTCTACAATCTTACCTATGATAACCCTGTCTTCATAGGAAAGCATATAAGCTTCTGCAGGACCCATTCCTCGCATATACCAGCATAGTCTAAAAAGTTCTTCTTTTAAGGCTTTTGACTCTCTATCGTAATCATCAACTAGCTGATTAATCCCATCGATATCGAGGGCCAAAAGCCTCATACGAAAAAAGTTGATGGGTCAAAAGTTATAGGAACATCGACAGTATCACCAGTAACACCCTTTGCTCGCATTTCTTCAGTAACCGCAACCTGCATCGGTTTGATATTGTTTTGTTCTCGAAGTTTAGTTAGATGAGATTCAATTTTAGAATACATGTCCTTGTCAATATTATTAATAAATTCGTAAATGTGTTCGGGGTCGCTAGTAACACCACCGGGACTTTCTATCCTATCAATACTATTAATAATAGTACTCAATGTAGCATCTGTAAGTTTTGCAAAACTTTCCTGAAACAATTTAATTTTTTGTTCTTCGGACATTTTTTCATCGTTAACTACATTCATTATTTTTTGTGTTTCAAATGCTTCAATAGCCGCACGACTGATATGTTTGTAAGTTAGTGGACGAACAAATACAGTTAGTTCGTCATTAATAGGTACTACTGGATCCCAACTGATCCGATTAATTAATCCGTCCATCACAGTACGCAGATCTAATCGATATTCTAATTCTAATTCATCGTTAAATTTAACTGGAACAGTCATCATTTCACCGTAAGTTGCCAGTCTAATTGCTATTAATATTAGATCTAAATCCAAATTAGTGCAGTCCCAAGCATTTTTAACATTTGGAACACAGTGTTGTATTACATCTACAATGGCTTGCCCGTTCATGAGCGCATCAGGAATTTTTAATGCTAGTTCGTCTTTAGCAGTCATAGAATAAACAGGGAATTCACCATTTTCTGTCATAACCAAACTACCTTCGGGCCAAAATTGGCCGTTGCTTGGCAACCTAATGTAGATTTTAGGCTGACGCATGTACACTGATAAAGGATTGACGCTCATATGGGTATTATCTCCGAATAAATAAGTTTAAAGAATTATCTTTAAAGTATTTATGTACGCAGAAAACTCTAGGAAAAACAATGGCAGATGAAGTAATTAGTGGTGGTCAACAGATAGCATCAGAAGCAACTTTGCAACGGTTATTAGACTCCGTCGCCGGAAGTGGTGATTCGTCTGCCGCTCTCAAAATTAAAGAGTTAGGTGAAAAATCAAAAGTTGCGGGTAAAGAACTTGAGCAGTTTAAAGATTGGATTGGTAAAACTATAGAAGCATCTTCTGCGTTAACCAAATCTTTTATTTCAGGGACCGCAACAACTAGTCAAATGGCAGGTGTGTTAGGAACTTTACCGGGACCAATTGGATTAGTGTTTCAAGGCCTAAGTAAACTAGCAGGTTTCCAAGAACAAGCTATGACACAATATCAGGTCATGAGCAAAGCTGGTATTAGTTTTGGAGGCAGCTTAACCGAGATGCGTAAGGCCGCCGCCGATACACACATGACATTAGAACAATTTGCTTCTTTTATGAAAAACAATGCCGCCGATATGATAAGATTGGGCGGTAGTGCAAATGAAGGAGCAAAGGCATTTAGATTGTTGAGTAATGAATTATTAACTAGCCCAGCTGGTGCAAATTTACAAGCACTGGGTTATACCACTGAAGAAGTTAATCAAGGTATGATTAACTATATTGCAATGACTGGTGGCAGAACTAAAGAAGAATTAAAAAACTCTAAAGAAGTTACTGCCGGCGCTCAAAATTATCTAGAACAGATGGATAGACTTGCAGATATAACAGGTAAGACTAGAGATGAACTACAAAAAGAATTAAAACAAAAACAAGAAGTCGCTGATATAGAATTATATAAAGCATCACTTAGCAAAGAAGATCGAGAAAAGTTCAGCGCAGTTTATAATGATGCACTAGCAAAATATGGACAAGGTGCTGCCGATAATGTATTGGCACAGGCACAAGGACGAGCAGTGACAACAGAGGCAGGCAAAAAATATGCCGCACTTGCCCCACAAGCCGCTAATGCATTAAAAGATCAATACAACATGACGATGCAATATGGTGCAAAAAGCGCCCAGGCTCGTCAAGCAGAAGACAATGCTAGACTATCAAATAGAGATGCTTTCCAAAGATTTTCTGGTACGCTAGCATCTTCCACTGACCTATTAAAAGGAAATGAATCAGCCGCAATACGAGCCGCAAAAGATACGGCGGCAGGCATGACCACTCAGAAAGCACTAACTGATGCAGAAAAATCAAGAGATGCCGCTAAAGCAGAACAAGTAGAAAGCGAAGCTAAGTCAATGGCTATAGCAAATCAGAATTTAAAAGAGTTTAGTTCTGTAATATTATCATTTATTAGTCCATTCATCAGCGCATTAACTCCGCTTATTTCAGGATTAAGTTATTTGACGCCTATTATAGGTACAGTTGCCGCCGTGTTAGTAGCAGTAAAAGTTGCCGGAATGGCAGTTGCGGCTTGGGAATGGCAAAAGCTAGCGGTCGCCAAAGCAAAAGCTGCGTTTCAAGGCGGCGGCGCTAAAGGAGTTGCCTCAATGCTACTTGGTGCAAAAGGCGGCGCGGCCCCAACAGTTCCAACACCTCCTGCTACTGGACCACTTGCTGCCGCTAAAGGCGGTGGTGGCGGGTTTATTGACTTTATCAAATCTCTAGGTAGGGGACTTGCAAGTCTAGCACCTATTGCTGTTCCTATGTTGATTGGTGCTGCCGCAGTTTCGGGTGTTATTGCATTACTGGGTCTAGGTATTGCAGCCGCAATAGCGTTAATTGGTTTAAGTTTACCTGTGTTTGCCAAAGGATTAAAAGACATTGCAGAGATTGACGGCATGAACTTATTAAAGGTTGCCGCAGGTATAACAGCACTAGGATTTGCGATGGTTGCGTTTACCGCAGGCAGTGTTGTTGGGGGACTAGGAGCAATTGGTGCTAAAGTATTAAACTTCTTTTCCGGTGGTGGCCCAATTGGATTAATTAAAGATTCAGTAAATGAACTTAGTCCGATATTGCCGCAATTGCTTGCCCTTGGACCAGCATTACAAACATTTTCAACAAGTTTGAATGCAGGGTTTAGCGGTATAGATACTGCTAAGTTACAAGAGTTAGCTTCTGGTATTAGTTCACTAGGATCATCTTTAGTTGCATTTTCCGGAGCTACAGTTGCCGCAGGATTGGCGGGAGCAGGATCACAAATTATTAGTTTCTTTACTGGTGGTGGACCAATTGCACAGATTAAAACTACAGTTGCCGAACTAAGTCCATTAATACCATCAATGCAGGCATTGGGACCTGCATTAAGCAACTACTCGTCTGCAATAGTTAGTTTTGGTAAAGCAGTTAGCGGTGTTGATATTGCCAAAGCAGAAAAATTAAAAGAAGCAATGAAAGGTCCGGGACTAGCTGAATCTATCAGTAGTGCCGCTGGCAAAATGGTTTCGGCTACAGCAAACCTAGTATCAGGCCAACAAGGGTCTGGAGAAAAAACTAGTTTGGCCTTAACTACATTAAATAACACTATAAATGATTTAAAAGTTATCATGAGAGAAGTGGCTGAAAACACTAAGAATAATGTCAATGCTACTAAGAAACTCAATGGTAATCTATTTGCGTAATTAAAGGATACTAAATTGTCTTGGAAAAAATTCTTTACTCCAGTTGATGTAAGTGGAAAACTGGGCCCGATCAGCGGGAACATGTCCACCGGCGGCAATATGCCTGGTCGAACAAATTATTCTAGTTATCTGCCTGATATCTATGCTGGACATCCTAATCGTTTAGAACGATATGGTCAGTACGATACCATGGACACGGACAGCGAGGTTAATGCCGCATTTGATATTTTGGCTGAGTTTTGTACACAGTCAAATGATGAGAATGGAACACCGTTTCAAATCTTTTTTAAAGAACAGGCAACACAAACGGAAATTAAAATCATTAAGAAATATCTACAACAGTGGACTAGACTGAATCATTTCCAAATCCGCATGTTTAAGATCGTTCGCAATGCATTTAAGTATGGTGACACTTTCTTTGTAAGAGATCCGGAAAATCAATCGTGGATGTATATTGATCCCGCTAAGGTAGATAAAATCATCGTAAACGAAAGCGATGGTAAGAAACCCGAGCAATATTTTATCCGTGACTTTAACCCTAACTTAGAGACACTGGCAGTGACTGCTATTCAACCCACTAATGCAAATGGTGGAGGTAGTAGTTATGGTTCAGGAAATACCGGCGCAGGTGGTAGCAGAGGTATGACAGGGTCGGTTCCCCAAGCAACTGGAAGCCGCTTTACACAAAATCAAAATCAATATGCAATAGATGCTCGCCATGTGATTCATATTAGCATGAGCGAAGGATTAGATAACAACTATCCATTTGGAAATAGTCTAATGGAAGGTATTTTTAAAGTATTCAAACAAAAAGAATTACTTGAAGATAGTATTCTAATCTATCGTATACAGAGAGCGCCTGAGCGCAGAGTATTCTACATTGATGTAGGAAATATGCCAAGTCACTTGGCTATGAGCTTTGTTGAGCGTGTTAAAAATGAAGTTAACCAACGCCGCATACCTAGTGTAACTGGCGGGTCACAAAGCGTTATTGATGCAAGTTACAACCCTTTAAGCATTAACGAAGATTACTTCTTTCCTCAAACAGCAGAAGGTCGAGGAAGTAAAGTTGAAATCCTTCAAGGCGGTCAAAACTTAGGAGAGATCGATGATCTTAGATATTTTACTAATAAGCTATTTCGTGCTTTACGCATACCTTCAAGTTATCTACCTACCGGGTCTGACGACGGAGGATCTAACTTCAATGATGGTCGAGTTGGCACCGCGTACATTCAAGAATTAAGATTTAACAAGTATTGCGAACGACTACAAAGTCTATTAAACGGACCGTTTGATAACGAATTTAAATTGTATCTACATACACAAGGTGTAAATGTAGACAGCAATGTATTTGAAATCCAGTTTAATCCTCCGCAAAACTTTGCCGCTTATCGTCAAGCAGAGATGGATACTGCCCGTGTTAATACATTTAACACTATGATAGCAGTTCCGATGATCAGCAAACGATTTGCAATGAAGCGTTTCTTAGGTATGACTACAGAAGAAGTTGCAGAGAATGAAAAACTATGGAAAGAAGAAAATGTTGATGAAGATCAATATCTAAGTGCTAGTAGCGAACTAAGAAGCGCAGGAATTACAGCAAACGGTATGGCCGCAGACTCTTCAGCATTAAGTTCTAGTGCTCTACCCCCAGAAGATCCAGCAGCCGATCCCACTGCCGCCGCAGAACCCGCCCCAGCAACTCCGCCAGCGGCAGCATAAATACTAACATGATACTAAGAGAATTCATTTATTTCGATCGCGATCACAGAGATCCTCAAGAGGACAATCGGTACAATAGTCAAAATGATACCAGCATTCTTAAGAGTAAAGACCTGCGTAAGACTCGGTTAACACTCCGTATGATCAACGATATTCGTAAAGCTGCCGAAGCCCACGATAAAGAAAAGCGTGAAGAACTTGGTCTAGTTAGAAAAATGTACGCCGCACCTCCTCCAGAAGCCGCCCCTATATAAATATAGTAAACTACAAACATAAGTTTTGTTATCAAAAACTAAATATTTTTAACAAAACTTGTCAATTCCAGGATCAAATCCTCGGACTTTCTTGCCAGAACGGCTCGTTTTTGGCCTATTTCGCATACTAAAATTAACTATGCTGTAAATACCATACAGCATTGCCGCTACCATAATAGGAGAATTTATTAACATGTCTACAAAATTTGAAGAGTTGCTTGATCTTTTGATTAACGAAGAACACGAAAAAGCCAATGAGCTTTTCCATGAGATCGTTGTTGAAAAGTCTCGCTCAATATACGAAAACCTTATCGCCGAAGAAGAGGATGAGGAAGCCGACGAGAGTCAAGAAGATGATGATGAGTCTGTAGAAGAAGCTTCTGAAGAAGAAGACGAATCCGTAGATGAAAGTGCCGACGAAGAAGCCGACGAAAGTGTAGACCTAGAAGATAGCTACATGATGGACGCTGGAGACGAGCATGACGACGGTCTTGGTGGTGACGCTACTGACGACCTAGGTGCAGAAATTGGTGCTACAGATGGCGCTGGTGAAGAAGATCCAGAATCGTCTGAAGAACAAGCAATTTTTGATATCAAGAACGCAATTGAAGAATTAGAAGCAGCCTTTGCTGACCTAGAAGCATCTCAAGGTGCTGAAGCTGGTACAGACTTCGGTGACGAAGAAGGCGACGATGATTCCGAAATGGGGTCCGACGATGAAATGATGGGTCAACCAGCATTTGAAGGTCGTAAACTTCGTGAGTACTCAGAAAAAGTTGGAAACGACTGGGAAAAGAACAGCCAAAAAACTGACGGTGATGAAGCTGGTGCAGGCACCGGTGAAAAGATGAGCCGACCAGTTGCAGGTAAAAGCCCAGTAAGTTCCGGTAAAGGTAAGCCTACAACAGGTGCTACTGCTAAGAACATTCTAGGCGACCAGAAAGTTGGTCAAGGTAAGAATACCGGCGACCGTCCTGATAGCCTAAACAAAGGTATTGCACAAGTTAGCGGTGAAAAACTAGCTAATGGCATGCAGAATGTTGATGGTAAGAAGTCAGGTGTTAAGACATTGTCTAAACAAGGTGCTGGATATCCTGGTAATAACAAGTCCGCTGGCCCAGTAGGTTCCGGAACAGGCGACAAAGCAGGACAAACAAGCGTTGGTAATGTAAAGAGCCCAATCAACGGTGCTCCTAACCGCAACGCCTAATTAGAGAAACTGGATGAAAAAAATAGCTTACTTAAGAGAACACCTTAGTTTTGATCAGTCCGGCATCGTAATGGAGTCGGACGATAAAGATGGTAAGACTCTTCATTTGAAGGGAATTGCAATTCAAGGTGGAATCCGTAATGCTAATCAAAGAGTTTACCCCGTAGACGAAATTGAAAGAGCCGTTAAATCGCTGAATGACCAAATTCAAAATGGTTATTCAGTGTTAGGCGAAGTTGATCATCCAGATGATCTTAAAGTGAATTTAGACCGTGTCAGCCACATGATTACAAATATGTGGATGGAAGGTCCAAACGGCTATGGAAAGATGAAAATACTTCCTACGCCGATGGGAAATTTAGTCCGCACCATGCTTGAAAGCGGTGTAAAACTTGGTGTTAGTTCTCGTGGTAGTGGCAATGTCAACGACATGAACGGCCATGTATCCGATTTTGAGATTATCACTGTGGACATAGTAGCCCAGCCCAGCGCCCCTGGTGCTTATCCTACCCCCGTGTACGAACATTTAATGAACGCCCGCGGCGGTATGAGAGCATTCAAGGTTGCTACTGAAGTAAAAGAAGATCCCAAGGCCCAAAAATATCTACAAGAATCGATCTTGCAGATCATCAAAGGTCTAAAATAATGCCCGAGGAGAAATATATGTTGGACGCATTCAAACAATTAGTTGAGTCAGGCGTAATGACAGAAGAGACAACTCAAGTTGTTGAGGCTGCTATTGCCGCTAAAATTCAAGAGAATCGCGACCAAGTAACCGCAGAACTTCGTGAAGAATTTGCTCAAAAATACAATCAAGACAAGAGCTTGATCGTAGAAGCAGTCGACAAGATGTTAAGCGAACGATTGGCCGTTGAGATGACAGAATTGTATTCTGACAAACAAGCCTTAGCCGAAGCAAAACTAGCATATCAAAAAAAGATTGCTGGAGATGCTAAGAAACTAGAAGGATTTGTTATTAAACAATTAGGAAAAGAATTGGTCGAGTTCCAAGGAGACCGTAAGAAAGTTTCTGAGAACTTCGCTAAGTTAGAGCAATTTGTAGTTCATGCTCTATCGAAAGAGATCAAAGAATTTGCCACTGATAAGAAGGATCTAGCTGAAACGAAAGTTAAGTTAGTTCGTGAAGCTAAGAGCAGATTTAACGATATTAAGCATAACTTTATTAAACAAAGTGCTAAAGTAGTTGAGACAGCAGTAACTAAAAAGTTAACAACTGAAATCAAGCAATTGAAAGAAGATATTGACTCTGCTCGTAACAATGATTTTGGTCGTAAAATTTATGAAGCATTTGCACAAGAGTTTGCCGGTTCCTATCTAAACGAGAAATCTGAAACAAGTAAATTGTTAAAGATCATCGAGAAGAAAGAACATGAACTAGCAGAAGCAAAAACCGCAGTAACTGAAAAGAATTCTCTAGTAGAATCCGCAAACCGCGAAATTCGAATCACAAAAGATTTGATGGAGCGCAAGCAAGTTATGGGCGAATTGTTAGCACCGTTAAGTGCTGATAAGCGAGCGTTAATGAAAGAACTTCTTGAGTCGACCTCGACAAAGAAACTTACAGAATCGTTTGACAAATACCTACCAGCAGTTATGGAAGGCCAGAGGAAAGTAGTTGCTCCACAAAAAGCAATGTTATCTGAAGGTACAGAAGTAACCGGAAATCGTGAAGTTAAGCCCGAGGTAGGCTTAGATAACATTTTAGACATCCGCAAATTAGCGGGTCTAAAATAATTTTAATATTCAAGGAGAAGACATAAAATGTCACAACTATTAAATGAAAGATGGTCAGAGACCAAAGAAGCTCTGCTTGAAGGCCTATCTGGTAACCGTAAAGCATCTATGAGCGTATGCTTAGAGAATACTCGTCGGTACTTGGGTGAGTCTGCATCAGCAGGTGCAACAAGCGCCGGTAATGTAGCAACACTTAACCGTGTTATTCTACCAGTTATCCGTCGTGTTATGCCAACAGTTATTGCCAACGAAATCATCGGCGTTCAGCCAATGACAGGCCCTGTTGGTCAGATCCACACATTGCGTGTTCGTTATGCTGATTCTAGCAACGAAGTTAGCGCAGGTGAAGAAGCATTGAGCCCATTCAAAATTGCTCAAGCATATTCTGGTAACGACAACAGCACAACCCCTCGTGCTGCTGCCACAAGTACTTTAGAAGGTACACCAGGTAAGCGTATGAGCATTCAAATCTTGAAAGCAGCCGTAGAAGCTAAGTCACGCAAGCTATCAGCTCGTTGGACATTCGAGGCAGCACAAGATGCACAAGCTCAACAAGGTATCGATATCGAAGCAGAAATCATGGCCGCTTTAGCACAAGAAATTACTGCTGAAATCGACCAAGAGATCCTAGCAAGCCTACGCGGGTTGGCAAGTGTTGAAGAAACATATGACCAAGCACTAGTGTCTGGTACAGCCACATTCGTTGGTGACGAGCATGCCGCTCTAGCTATTCAGATCAATCGTGTTGCTAACTTAATTGCTCAGCGTACACGCCGTGGTTCTGCAAACTGGGCTGTTGTTTCTAACCAAGCATTGACAATCCTACAATCTGCTACTACAAGCGCATTTGCTCGTACAACAGAAGGTACATTTGAAGCTCCTACAAACACTAAGTTTGTTGGTACATTGAATGGTGCAATGCGTATCTATGTAGATGCATATCTACCAGATAGCGGTTCACAGGGAATCGAAGACAACCAAGTTCTAGTTGGATACAAAGGTACCAGCGAGGCTGATGCAGCCGCGTTCTATTGCCCATACATTCCTCTAATGAGCTCTGGTGTGGTTCTAGATCCAGCAACATTCGAACCAGTAGTTGGCTTCTTAACACGCTACGGCTATGTTGAGTTGACAAACACAGCGTCTAGCTTAGGCAACGCCGCTGACTACCTAGGCAAAGTGTCTATCAATTCTGATAACACAAGCTTCAAGTAATCACAAAGAACTGCTTTATAGCAAAAACAGGAAACCCGCGTTATGCGGGTTTTTTGTTGGACCTAATATCTGCAAACTTGCTAAATAATCATGTTCACCCCGTAAGGGAGTTTATGCGGTCCCCACCGCGTAGGCAATAGAACTGTCTAACAATTTAAGGAGAAACAAAATGGGACGCCCTATTAAAAAACAATTTTTTGGAAATTTAAACCTAGGTGCTGCAACAACTACTGATGATGGTATCGGTGGTGAAGGAGTCAGTTCAGTAATTACTATTGGAACTGCCGGCACACATTACTCACAAGGCGCAGTTGCAGTTTTCACTGCACCGGGCTTGCCAACAGGTGTTACTGCAACAGCCGATCTTACAATCAGCACACCAGGCGGCGCTGTTACAGCTATCGCATTAACTAACAAAGGTTCTGGTTACACAGGAACAGCAACAATTACAATTACTACTGCTACTGGAGTTGCCTCATCCGCAACATTCAACAGCGGGTTGCTAGGTGCTAATACATTTACAGTTGCAAGCGTAACTGGTATTGTTGTTGGTATGACTGTTGCCGGTGCCGCAACTGGTTCTTCCGGAAAAGTACAAAGTATTAACTCTGGTCTAAAAAGAATTACAACTACTGTAAACAATGCAAATACCTGGACTGACGCCGGTGACTTAACATTTACTGATTTAGGTACTGGTGCCCTGTTTATCACAACATTAACAACTACAGAGCAAAACGCTCTTAATGTTAGTGCAAAGTTACTTGCAAAAGATGGCGGTACTGCTGTTCTGGCATCTGACATCGTTAAACAAGAAGCAAGTCGTCGTTATCTAGTTAAGAACACAGACGGAACAGGTCAGTGTATACTAGTTGCTAGTGATACACCGGCTTTTGGCCAAATGAATATGACAGCAACTGATTCTGGTAGCAACACCTACTGGGTTACTAAACTAACTGCTCGTCGTTGTACTTTGACCCAACGCACTGGTAGTACACATGAATTTGCCTCAGGCACAACAGCAGGTTGGAATATTACTGCCGCAGCCACAGGTGTTGTAAAACTCGGTAATGCTTAATTAGTTTTAAGCTCACGGAAAAGGACTCTACGGAGTCCTTTTTTATTCTGGTAAATACAGGATGACCATTCCATTAACGATAACTCAATGGGCCGAAGATCCTTCTCATATAGGTTGGGAAAACATAGAATTATTACCAAGTTCTACTTCGCAACCACTATTACATATTGCTAGAGAACCTAAAAACGATATTAAAATGAAAACCCATTTTGTATATGCCACGGGATTCGATTTTAAATATGTTCCTGAAATTATTTCCGGAGTACAGTTTACACTGACCGTAGATAGAGGTGGACGCATATATGATGAAACTATACAATTAATGTATAATGGAAAATTAATTGGAGAGAATAAAGCATCTCAATTCGTTGATCCAACACAAGTATACGGGGGTATTACAAATACATGGGCAGTACCCAACATCAGTAGGCAACTGGTTCAAGATACATCTTTTGGGATAGCACTAAGATTTAAAAGTCATCCTGCATGGCCTCATAAAACTACAGCTATTTTAAGGCTACTGGATCTACAGATATACTAAACGAATAAATACCCTAAAGGAAGCAAAATAATGGCTGGAAGCAGAAACTCAGGAACAAGATCAATAGGACCAACAAGTGGAGTTATATCTTCTCCTAAGCCTTCTTCTCAAATTGATCAACAGACTAGTAGCACCACTTTAAACTCTATAGTTATTGATGCTGATGGATTTTTAAGATTAGTTGCCGGCTCCTCAATCTACACTGTTATACAAAATAATGATTTAAATGTAGGAAACGTTAATAATCCTACAGGCGCCGACTCCATTGCTCCGATTGATCAAACATTATATAGCACAACTGAAGAAAGACAGTTAGCCAGCGCATATTTTCCCGGCGGCATGGGCATTGAGAAAGACTTAGCAGTTGGCGGATTCATTTATGGTCGTATTGCTCAAGCCAATACTGCCACAACTTCTTCAAACATCAGTGTGCTACAAACTAATGCTGACCTTGCGTACTACCCTGTATTCACCACCTCGGAAGGTTTGATTATACAAGGCGCTCAACTATACGGCGACCCTTTTAATCAAGATATTAGTACAGGTGGATTAACTTATAATCCTTTCTATGGAAAACTTTCAATAGAACGGGGAGAAGTCAAATCTGACGAAGTGTCAACTAGCCCAACAACTGGCGCATTTACAGTAACTGGCGGTGTTGGTATTTTAGGAGATGTGTACATTGGCGGCACTGCAACTGTTGAAGATGCTACTAATTCAACCGCAATTGATACAGGCGCATTAGTTGTAACCGGCGGCGTTGGTATTGGAAAAGATCTCAATGTAGGCGGTAACATTTATCCTGCAGAAGTTAATACTGGAACTATCGGTGCTCAAGATCTTGAATGGGCCGATGCATACTTAAACAAAGTATATACTAAATTTTTAGGAAGTACTGCTAGTAATTTAACTATTGCTCCTGGTGGTGGAATGACTGATGTGTTTGGCGACATTAGAGTTCGTGGACAAAATCCAATCGGTACTGCTCCGGTTATTACCAATGTACTATATGTTACCATGGATGGTAACGATACCAATGACGGCCGTGCTCAAGATCCTAGCCGTGCTTGTCGAACTATCGGCGGAGCAATCAACAGCCCATACTATCAACCAGGAACACAAATCCAAGTTAGCCCTGGCCGATATTTAGAAAACAATCCTCTTGATATGAGCCCCTATACTTCTGTAAGAGGAAGCGATATTCGTACAACATTTATTGAACCAATCAATAAAACACAAGACTTATTCCACATGAATAGTGGATGTTATCTTAACTACATGAATTTCTTAAACGGTCGAAGCGGTCGGTTGCCCGGGGCATACCAACAGAAATTTAATAGAGGTGCGTATGCTACATCGTTTCCTCCACAAGTGGGCGATAGCAAAATTGATTTATTTCAATCTCCATATGTTCAAAACTGTACTAATCAAAGCGGTCCGTGGCTGAATGATGGTACAATGTTTGTACCAAATCAAACAGTGCAAGTACCGGCGGCAGTTGGCATGGGTTCGTGGGAAGCAAACACCACTACCATAACTGTTAGTGTGTCTACAGGAACAATTAGTATTGGACACAGCATCAATGCAGGAAAACAAAATCCCGGATTCTTTAACGGTCGTACATTGTTGTTAGCCAACAAGCCATTTATACAAAGTCAAACAGTTGCCTGGGTAGATGCAACATTTAATAGCGGATCGTTTACCTACAATCAATTAAAGTGTTCACGAGATACCGGCCTAGTAGTTAACGCTATTGCCATGGACTTACTACAGGACAGTACCAGTGATAGCCAGTTTGCAGGAATACAATATTGGAATCAAGATACCTATACTGGTGAAATTCCTAGCGAAATAACTGCAACAATTGCCGCAATAACATTCTTAAAAAGTATTTCTATTGTTAGTTCTCCAACAAATCAATCTACGGTTGATACATTATATGATAAAATTATAGATATACTAAATGTTGGTACGCTAGGTATAACAGATGATTTATCTTATGGCGGATTGCCATCAACTGATCCGGATGTAATTGCAGACTATCAATATCTACAAGATAACAAAACCACTTTACAAGAAACAGTTATTGATTGGATCACTAGTAACTATCCATCATTAGTTTATAGTCAAGAACTTTGTTATAGAGATGTAGGATACATAGTTGACAGTGTCTGCTTTGACTTACTACACGGTGGTAACATACAAAGTATTAAGAGTGGTGTTTACTATTATAACTACTCTAACACTTCAGCATTAGAAGCAACAAACGAAGTCCCGGCAACTACTGCTGCCTACAATTTTATGAAGAGTATTATCTCTAATATCATTGAAGCTAAAGTAATTGCAAATCCGTATCAAGTATCCGTTACTCAGGTAACAGGATTAGATGCAGGCACCGCAAGACAATCTACTACTGTTAAAGGATTGATTGATACCATTACAGGAATCATTCGTAACGGTCCAGAATGGGCGGGACCAAAGACACCTATTAACTTAACCACAAACGAAAGTGTAGGTATAATCAATGCTTACAATCTTTTAATTGCTAATATTCCTTTTATTCAAGCAGAAGTAATTGCGTTTATTGATCAAACAATGAATTCCTTTGAATATAATAGGCAGCTATGCTATAGAGATGCCGGTATCATACTAGAGAATTTAGTATATGATGCTGTGTTTGGTGGTAATGAAAAGAGTGTTGAGAGCGGTAAAGCATATTACCGTGGAGTAACTAGTGTTATTGCTGGACAAGAAACACAGACGATTGGCGCGATAGATCATATTGTTGACTTATGTGAAAAAATATTAATAAATGAGGTATGTGATGTTATTTCACCACCCGCAAACATTCCATCAAACAGTCAGGTAATTAATACTAATTTATCTGGCGGCGAAATTATAATTCCAAGTTTAGAAAAATTAGCCAACATTACAACTAACATTATTCTTAACGGCCCAGACACGGCGCCTGAATTGTATAATGGTCCTGGCCCTGACTCAGCATTCGTAAGCGCAGAAATATTGTTACAGGCTAATCGTAAGTTTATTCAAGAAGCTACTATTGATTATATTAATTACAATCTGTGCTTTCCTCCTAAAACATTACCATATAATCAAATAAAATGTAAAAGAGATGCAGGTATTATAGTTGACTGTATTGCGGCTGACTTATTATTTCCAACCCCAAGCAACAGTCAAAGTACTTTTGCTGGAGTACAATATTTTAACCGAACCGGATACACCGGTGCTATTAAAGAACAATTAGGCCCAACTATTGATGCAGTTACATACTTGAGAGACCTAAGTGTTAAAGTTGTTCAAAATATTACAACTGCAACTGACACTATATTAGGTGTAACTCGTTATACAGATGCTGTGCAAACTACAGCTTCAAATTATGCCACTGCTTCCGAAGTTGCAACAATCCGTTCAGAATTTGGAATAATACTAACAATATTAAATGGTAGAACCACGGGCTGGTCCGATGAAATTATTCCAAATGGCGGAACAATTAGCCCATTCCCTAGTGTGCAGAACACTGTTGACTTATTACAAAATAATATTGATTATCTATCGGAAGAAGTTGTTGCCTATGTTAATGCAACCAATCCGGGATTCACTTACTCAACAAGTACCTGTGCTAGAGACATTGGATATATTATTGATAGCGTTAGTTTTGATTTGTTGTATAGCGGCAATCGCCAAGCAATACAATCTGGTTTAAGTTACTATCAAAGTATTGGTGCAGAAACAGTTATACCCGGCGAAGTACCACAAACCGTAGATGCATTTACATTTATTGGTACACTAACATCAATGTTGATCCAAGGCGAAACTTACTATCCTCGACAAACTAAAGTAAAACCTGTACTAGGGTTAGCCCTAGGTGATAGTATTGCTGCCGAGGCAGTAACTACCATTATTAGCACTATTACAAATATTATTAGCAACGGTCCTACGGTGGCCGCAACATTAGTTCCTATTTCATTAATACAAGATACTTCTACAAGCACAGTTAATGCTTATACTATTCTTGTTGCAAACAAAAACTTTATTGCCGCAGAAACAATAAAATATCTAGACGAAACTTACAATGCTGATAGCTTTACCTATGATCAAGAATTATGCTATAGAGATACTGGACTGATTATCGATGCAGTAAGCCAAGACATATTATTAGGTGGTAATCAAAAGAGTAGAGAAGCGGGATTAAGTTACTGGAACCAAGGTTACAACTATGTATCGGGCCAGTTAACTACTACTACTGCGGCAATTAATTATGTTAGAGATTTAGCCCTACAAGTTATTGCCAACACTACAGTGACAACAGTTACCGGTACTGTAACAACTCAAGTTATTAATCCGTTTTACCAATACGGCGGCGACTATATGCCGCAAGAAGCCGTTATGAGAAACTTTAATATCATTACTGATATTATCAATAACGGCGCTGAAGCCGCTCCCCCGATTTATGCAGGCGGCGGATTGTTTATCCTGACAGGACTAAATGGTTCTGCTGTAAAGATCGCACCAACAGTTACTTCTATAACCGAAGTAGATACTAATGTTTACGAAATAGGACTAGACACTTCTACAATTGGCTACGGCGCAGACGCAACATTATACTTTGGTGATACTGCAATTTTTCCAGCACAATCATCTCAAGTAGAGGACAAGAGTTTAGAATACACAGGTAGCACAAGCACCTGGAACGAACGAAAAATTGACTCAATAGGTGCAATTGGCGGCAGTTTAGTTGATGGTGGAGTTATCAGTGACCGAAGCCCAATTCAATCATTTGTTTATGATGCGTATACTCAATTAAACCAAGGCGGCATTGGTGTTAAAGTTACAAACAACGGATACGCACAGCTAGTTTCTGTGTTTACTATTTTCTGTGATGTTGGTGTTCTATGTGACAACGGTGGTATTGCTTCTATTACTAACTCCAATTGTAACTTTGGCAATATATCATTGTTGGCAAAGGGGTATGGTGGCCGTAGCTTTAGTGGTACAGTGGTCAACCCTCCTTACAGATCATATCCATTTAGCCCAGACGGCGAAGGATTACCATATCTTGATCAATTCTATCCAGACGGGTACTGGCCAAACCAAGGCGGCCGAGTAGAAATATTTGTACCTGATACTGCCAATAGGCCACACATTGGTCTAGTAATGGAAGTTGAGGCTCCACAGGGACACAAGAACGAACAGGGATTTGACGGGTTCTTAAATATCTATCCAAGTACAAGTACCTTGACTACTGGTACAATTACTTTAACCGGAATTAGTACTAATGATGTGTTTATTGGTAACAATCTTTATATTAGAGATCAATTTGGTCGTCAATTTGACGACAACGGAGTTTGGTATGCAGGAACCGGCACAGTTGTAACTGATGTTGGCTATAACAGCATCAGTCTTAATCAAGCGTTAGGCAGCGGCGGCGGTGACCCAACCAATCCAACTTACTTCACATTATATTTCTGTGGAAATAGTTATTATACTGTGCAGACAAGTGTGGTAGCCAATCAACCATATGCACCAAACAATAATATTTTAAGTGCAAACACTGATCCGTTTTATCAAGGACCTACCGTTAATCAAATTTCCGCACATATTTCTTCACTGGAGTATTTAAATACTGTCGTAGACAATGTAATTGCTAACCTTACAGTTTCCCCAACCGCGGGAAATACAGCGACACAGGTCATAAATCAGTCAGTTATCGGTGGCGCAAGTGCTCAAGCATTTATTGATTTAAGATTTGGTTACATAATTGATATTGTAGGTGCAGCCAACATTACTGCGGCGCAACAGGTAGTTCCACAGAGTCAAATTACAACAGTAGGCACGATTCCTGCAGGTGCAGGTAGCGCAGTTATTTTGATAGTAGAAAATATAGAATTTATAGCAGAAGAAATTGCTGCCTATGTTGATGTTAATCTATTAGGTGGAATTGTAAGTTACGATAAATCTAAATGTGTAAGAGATGTAAAACTAATTTTACAACAACTAATTTATGATTTACAAACCGGCGGAAATTATAACAGCGTGTATAGTGGATTAAGTTACTGGTCTCGTACAGGCTCGTATCACATTGTTGAACTAGGTGAAGCAGTTAACAGACCAGACTTATTTCCAGACGGATCAGTTGTTAATTTCTATCAACGAAGTTACATAAGCGCATCTGGTTACCTATTTGAATATGTTGGCGCCGGAACAAACTACGGAGCACTTCCTCAACGAGGTGTTGCGGATCCTGTACAGAGCCAAGAAACTGTTCAGCTTAATGCTGGTAAGGTGTTCTTTACCAGTACAGATCAAAACGGTGACTTCCGTATTGGTCCGGGATTAGTAATAAGTCAAGCTACGGGTGTTCTAAGTGGTAGAACATTTGTCCAATCATTATACGCAAATATGACCCCATTCATATTAGCAATTGAATAACAGGAAAGAATATGGCACAGTTACCATTAAACAAGTTTTTAACTAAGACAGCAGTGTTGAGTACCAGCACTACTACCAATGTCTACACAAGTCCAATTGGAATAACTTCAATTGTATTGATGTCGCAGGTAGCAAACCTTACAACCGAAACACAATATGTAAGTTTTCAACATTTTAGATATAAGACAGTATTGCCCGACGCCCAGGGATTTGGCGGACAAACAGGAAATACTCCAAGTACCTTAGTTAAAGAATACGCAATTCCTGCAAATGATGCCGGAACCCCACTAACCGGAAAATTAATTATTGAAGAATTAGATGGTGTCCGTGCGTATGCGACGAATTCAGGAACAATGCAGTTAATACTGAGTATTCTACAAACAGCTAATTCATAAACACAAACAGGATAATATATAATGCCAGGATTATTAAGCGGATCAATGTTAAGGACAGGTGGCAGCGGGCAGTTTATTAAACTGCAAGATGCTATGCCACAGCTACCTGCAAGCCCTAGCACCAGCACAGGTTATTCTATCATCACTAGCGACAAGTTAGTAACTACCTATGCCAGTAGTTTAGGAAACATTGAGTTTAGTTCTGCTACTGTTTACAGCAACAACGGGCAAAACATACAGATAATTGCAACCGGTACGACAACCTCAATTGTTGTACGAGGCAGTGTAGCCGCAATAAGCACCAACACAGGAGCGTTAGTTGTTCAGGGCGGGGTTGGCATGAGCGGAGACCTTTATGTTGGGGGCACTTTCACTGCAACAACTTCTTCTGTAGTAACTTTGAATGTTGCTAATACCGCAACCGTTTATGGTGATTTGTTCGTTGAAGGTAGATTTACTGCTTCAACTTCTACAATACTAACTTTAAAAGTTATAGGAACCGAAACTTCTATCTCAACAAATACCGGCGCCCTGCAAGTCGTTGGAGGGGTGGGCATTGCTAAAAATTTATTCGTTGAAAGTACAGCTACATTTAATACCGATGCCCTTGTTAATAACAATTTAACCGTTAAGGAAAATTTTACCGTTGACGGAAATGGTAATGTTTATCTAGTACCGGATGCGGCAGATGTAGTACTTCAACCTACACTAGGTGGAAAGGTAACTATTTGGCCGTCTGCTACTGGTAACATAGATAATATGGTTATTGGCGACAATGATGCAAGAGACGGATATTTTGATACCCTCTATGCAGAGAACCTAACAGTTACAAATACCGCATGGGTAGGTGGTAGTGTTTACAGTCAAGAAGGCATTCTTGCTGAAGATAACTTATTATACACACCTCGATCAACATTATCAATCGGCTCACCGCCCGCTGATCCAAGATTAGGAGATTTTTGGATAGATCCTGGCCAAGGCGCAACCTTTCAATATATATTAGATGATGTAAATAAGGTATGGATACAATTTACAGGACTATAAGAGTATAATATGGCTTCAATTTTTCCAACATACACCACCGGTACTAACACAGGAACCAATTATACCATAGGTACCACAACATACCAGTGGACTGGATATGCTTGGATTAAGGTTTCGGAAACAGCGCAACTAGAAACTCTCACATTAAAGAATTTAACAGCTACAAATACCATAGTAGTAACATCAACTACTAATGCAATTTCCACGGTAACTGGTGCTTTTCAAGTAGCAGGGGGAGCTGGCATTGGGCGAGATTTGTGGATAGGTGGTAAGGTTGTTATTGCTAACACATCAACAATAGACAACGCAGACATAGTTACTACTGCTACCCTTGCCCAATATATACTCCCGTCAATTTTTGTTGCCGGCACCGGCACAACGATCACTACTTCTACTGCCAACTACCGAGAAACGATAACAATCTGGAGCACTAGTACATTACAGACCGTAACAGATAGCGGAAATTCAACCACTAATCAACTACTATTTTTAAACGCCACTAGTGCAACCAACACAGTTTCTGGAGCATTGATTGTTACTGGAGGTGTTGCAATAGGTGGCGATCTTTATTTAGGTGGTACAATTTATAGTGCAGGTGTACCGGTAATTACCACTACCACAATTGTGGATTATTTTGCAGCCGGAGACGATATACAGATCATATCAACAGCATCGTTTACCGGACAAGTGTTGCTGATCACTAATACTAGTACTTTACAAACTGTAACAACTCGCGGCTCTACAACTACCAATGCCGTACACTTTACAAACACCACAGAATCTACATCAAGTAGCACAGGAGCGGTGATAATCGGCGGTGGATTGGGCGTGGCTAAACGAATTAATTCTGAAAGCCTGCAAATTGCAGACACCGTGATGGATTCTGGACTAATTTTGGTAAATACGACAGCAACCTATGTAGTAGATTATTACCCTATTGGGCAGTATAGATCGGCAAAATATCTAATACAGATAGAAGATGGGAGTGGGATTTCGGCCAATTTTGAAACTATTGAGATTTTATTATTAGTAGATAACGCACAAACGGTATACGCAACAGAATACGCTGTTCTTTCGTCCAATGGAGAATTGGGAGAATTTGCGGCAGATGTACAAGGAGATGATGTGGTTAGACTTTATTTTACACCTTTCCAGGCGTCAAGTAAAATCTTAAAAATCTTCAGAACAGGAATGGTAGCATAACAAAGGACATTACACTAAAATGGCACTAACATCGATCACTAAAGACTTCGTAGTCAGATCCGGTCTTACTTCCGAGGGAACTAATTGGGTAACCTCAAGCACAGGCATGACAGCCACCCTACAAGTTAACGGTGGCGCTGCGATTGCAAAGAATTTGGTTGTTGGAACAACAGCAACTATTTGGGGCCCGGCAACCCTACAAAATAATTTAACCGTCAATGGTTCAACTGTTTTAGGAAATCTAACAGCAACGTTAACTACAGTTACTTCATTACAAGTAACTGGTCCAAGTTTATTCCAAGGACAAACACTATTTACAGGCGCTGTAAACACATTTAGTGGTTCACTATTTGTTACAGGCACAAACATTTTCACAGTTGGTACAGGAACATCTAACTTTGGCGGTACTGTTGGTATTGCTGGTGTAACAAGTATCACAAATAACACAACCGCAAACAGCGGCGGCGCAACAGGCGCATTAGTTGTTACCGGTGGTACCTATATTGGTGATAACCTAATTGTTAAGAGTACAGCGTGGAACACCGCAACAAATACAGATAACGCAATTTATACTACTGGTGGTATCTACGCAGACAAAGGATTAACAGTTAACGGGACAACCTTGTTCAAGGATACTGTTACTTTTGCGGGTACTGCAACTTATGTATATTCTACCAATACAGTTTATACAGATAATATTCTTGAACTACACACGCCACCGACAGGAGTTGACACTCCGTGGTTTATAGATGATGGAAAAGACATTGGTCTTCGATTCCACTATTATACAAATTCAACTGATACAAATGCGGCCCTAGTACTTGCAAATGATACTAAGGTACTCGAATGGTATAGTGCTGGTGCTGAATCAAATACAGGAACATTCCATAACGCAACTTACGGCACATTCAAAACTGGTTCTATTTTATTAGATAATTCAACCGGAGCAAACTCAACAACTACCGGAGCTCTACAGGTAAAAGGCGGCGCTGGGGTAGGCGGCAGTATGTATGTTGGTGGAGTTGTAACTGCTACTACATTTTACGGTGCATTAACTGGTATTGCGACTACAGCAACTAACCTAGCAGGCGGTGCAAGCGGCAGTCTTCCATATCAAACGGGTGTTGGTGCAACCGCAATGCTATCGATTGGCGCCAACGGCCAAGTCCTTATGATCACTGGCGGAAATCCGTCATGGACAAATATTTCAGGATTAACCGCAGGATTCGCAACTACAGCAACTAACATTCTCGGCGGATTAAAAGATCAAGTTCCATACCAAACTGCTCCTGGACAAACGGCATTTAATGTAGGCATGACCTTTAATGGTACTATTTTTACCGCTACAAACATCACGGTTAGTGGAACAAGTAATAGTACAGGATACAATAATAATACTGGTGCGTTAATTGTAAGGGGCGGAGCCGCAATTAACAACGACCTATGGGTAGGCGGAGACATTAACCTACAAGGTAGTTTATATTTAAAAGGTGTTGGCCTTGATGAAATTACAGGTAGCACAGGTACATTTGACTTCTTGATTGTTGAAGGAACAGGTACAAGTCTAATAGTTACCGATGGTTCTACGTTTGCTGGTATTACTACAGTTACAAACGCAACTCCTTCATTGGGAGCAGGTGGGGCAGGTGCATTCCAAGTTAAGGGCGGCGTGGGTGTTACTAAAGATATCTATGTAGGTACGACTGCTACCGTTGCTGGTATATTAAATGCAACTAACACAACTCCGTCATTAGGTGTTGCTGCCGCAGGCGCAATACAAGTAAGTGGTGGCGTTGGAATTGCTAAAGATTTATATGTAGCCACTACTTCTACTTTAGCCGGTTCATTGAGTGTAGGTACTTCATTAACTGTTGCCGGTTACACAAGTTTAACTGGCGGTGCAACAATAAGCGCCGCTACAGTTACTAACACATTACTAGTAAATGACATAACACCTTCGTTAGGTTTGGCAACTGCCGGTTCGATACAAACTGCTGGCGGTGTTGGCATTGCTAAAGACATCTATGTTGGTACTACTGCCACAATTATTGGTTCGGCAAGCGTTGGCGACGCATTTACTGTTACTGGATTTACTTCATTAAACGGTGGCGCACTTGCCACAGCAATGACTATAACAAATAGTACTTCAGTTAGCTCAACAGGAACCGGTGCTTTAATTGTTCCACTAGGTGGAGTCGGAATTGGCGGCGGCCTAGTAGTTGGCGGTGTAACAAGTTCAACAAACATGACTCCTTCGTTGGGAGTCGCTGGCGCAGGATCAATACAAACTGCTGGCGGTGTTGGAATTGCCAAAGACATTTATGTTGGTACAACTGCCACAGTAGCCGGTGTGCTATACGAAACAAACGCAACCCCTGCGTTAGGTGTTGCTGCCGCAGGCGCAATACAAGTAAGTGGTGGCGTTGGAATTGCCAAAGATATCTATATTGGTTCAACTGCTACAATTGCCGGCATAACATATCACAACAATACAACTCCGACACTAGGCTCTGCATCACAGGGTGCAGTACAAACAACTGGCGGTGTAGGTATTGCTAAAGATTTATATGTAGGTACAACTGCTACCGTTGTTGGTATACTTACTGTAAACAACAATACTTCAGTTAGCTCAACTACAACCGGTGCATTAATTTTATCGGGTCCAACTTCTGGATTAGCTGTAGGGGGTGGCGGGTTCTTTGGCGGCACGGTAACTGCTACTAACCTTGTTATTAGTGGAACAGCAACATTACCAACTAATGTTATTTTAAGTAACTTAACAGTAACAAACCTAACAGTTACTAGCACAACCCCAACACTTGGATCTCCGTCCTTTGGCGCAATAGTTGTATCAGGTGGTGTTGGAATTGCCAAAGACATCTATGTTGGTACCACTGCTACATTTAATAGTACAATTGCTGTAACGGGCATTGCAAGTTTTAATAATGTCACAGACAGTAACGCTACAAATAACGGAAGTGTTATTTTAGCAGGCGGCGTTGGAATTGCTAAAAATCTAGTTGTTGGCTCAGCAGTCACTATTGGTAGCGTAACTACGCAAACCGTAGTTACAGCAGTTTACAGTAACAACTTTTTAGATGCTAGCTATACCAGCGGTTATATATCTTCCCCGACAGAAATAACTTTAGATACTTACAGTTCAACTACTTATAGAACTGCAAAATATCTAATACAGATCGTAGATGCCGCGCTGGTGCATGTTGAAGAAATTATGCTATTCCACGATAGTACTAATGTTTACATGACAGAATACGGTGTAATGTCTAACACTGGAGAATTGGGAGATTTTGACGCAACACTTGCGGCCAATACAATCACTCTTAAATTTACTCCAAATTACACTCCTACTTCGATGACAGTTAAAGTGGTTAGAACAACAATAACTCTGTAATCGCAGTCATCCAAAAATAACAGGATCTTCGGATCCTGTTGCCTTTTTTCCCAAAAGTATTTTATTAGATAAATAAATCTGAAACCAGCCAATTGGTGGAATAAGGGAAACTAAAAGGCATTATGTCATATTATACCGATTTTAAGGTAAAGAATGGCCTTGTGGTCAATACCACAGCTACTTTTTTATCAACGATAACCTCAACATCAACAACCACGGGTGCAGTACAGATCTCCGGCGGCGTAGGCATTGCTAAAGATGCCTGGGTTGGCGGCGCCATCAATATTGCCAGCACAACCAGTGCTACAAATACCGTATCTGGTGCATTACAAGTAGTAGGTGGTGTTGGTATTCAAGGTGACTTGTATGCCCGCAATATCTACATGAACGGAGTCCTAGTTGGCACAGGTGGCGGCGGTGATGGTAGTTTTCCATATATTGATTTGGGCTATGTCTACGATACCGGCCTAAATGTTGCAGCGACAGTTGATGCAGGCACATTACCTTAATAGAAAGAGAGAATAAAAATATGTCAGTTCAGTTTCAGTTTAGGAGAGGGAACACTACTCAAAACAACAGTTTTACTGGTGCAATAGCAGAGATATCTATTGACACTAGTACTAACACAATTAGGGTACATGATGCTATAACAGCGGGCGGCACAAAAATTATGCCAACGCTAAGTTTAACTAATACTCAACGGCTTGCATTTACTCCGCAAGCTGGACAACTTATCTTTGTAACTAACTATGTTAGTGAAGGAGTAAGCCCAACTTGGATGGGAGACGGTAGTAGCATAGGAGGTATAATTGCCGCTGGAAGTGTCGTTGCATCTGCATCAACTGCTACAAATTTAACAGGTGGCACTAACGGTCAAATACCTTTTCAGACTGAACCCGGCGTAACAAGTTTCTTTGGTCCGGGATCTGCGGGTACTGTCTTAGTAAGTTACGGCTCATCAGCCTCACCTGTGTTTCAAAATACATTAACATTGGCAGGAACAACTTTGGCCTCTAGTACTACTACCGGCGCATTGGTTGTTGGCGGCGGAGTGGGCGTTGGCGGTAATTTATATGTAGGCGGCGAAATTGTTGCGAACAAGTTAACTATTCAATTAACAACAGTTACCACTACATTAGTACAAACAGATGACATAATTCAAACCTTAAATGTTACACAATCAAGTTCAACTACCACCGGCGCCCTACAAGTTGCAGGCGGTGCCGGAATTGGTCTAGATATTACTGTTGGGGGAAGTATCAGAGTAGCCAGTGTTATTACAGCAACAACATTTATCGGCAACCTAACAGGTAATGTTACAGGTAATGGAACAGGCAACTTACATTACCAAAGCGCAAACAATACAACAAGTTTCTTAAGTACTGGTACAACTGGCCAAATACTAGTTGCCGCAGGTGGATCCCCAGTATGGACAACAACATCTAGCATTCAAGTAGGATATGCCGCAAATATTTTAGGTCTTGGCACAGGCGGCATCTTATATGAAAGTGCAAATAACACTACAAGTATTTTAAGTACTGCCACAACTGGCAATTTCCTACAAGCAAACTACAACGGTGCTCCTACTTGGACAACAACTGCCAGTATGTATGTTGCTCGTGCGGTCATGGCTGATATTTCAGCAGGTGGCGCAAATACTGCAACTAATATCTATGGTGGTGATTCATGGCAAATTCCATATCAGTCAGCACCAAGTACGACATTATTTGCCAACTCGGGTACAACTGGTCAGTTTTGGCAAGCGGCAACCAATGGAGCTCCTACTTGGACAACGACTGCGAGCATCTATGTTAACAGTGCGGTAAGTGCTGAAAAATTATATGCAGGAACTGCTGGACAAATTGTTTATCAATCAGCACCTAGTACAACATCATTTGTCAGTACAGCAACTACTGGTAACTTCTTACAAGCAAACTATGTAGGTGCTCCTACCTGGACCACAACTGCCAGTATGTATGTCAACGATGCAGTTAAATCAACTAACCTACGAGCAGGTACTGCCGGTCAACTACATTATCAATCAGCTGTAGATACAAGTGGATTTATTTCAACTGCTACTACAGGTAACTTCTTACAGGCAAACTATGTAGGTGCTCCTACATGGACAACAACTGCCAGTATCTATGTCAATAGCTCAGTAGCTTCTGAAAAATTATATGCAGGTACTGCTGGACAAATTGTTTATCAATCAGCGGTAAGTACCACTGCGTTTATAAGTACTGCTACAACTGGCAATTTCTTACAAGCAAATTATGTAGGTGCTCCTACATGGACAACAACTGCAAATATCTATGTGGCCAATGCGGCTATCGCAACCAATGTTCGTGCAGGTACTGCTGGACAAATTGTTTATCAATCAGCTGTAGATACAAGTGGATTTATTTCAACTGCGACTACCGGTAACTTCTTACAAGCTAACTTTGTAGGTGCTCCTACATGGACAACAACTGCCAGTATGTATGTTGCTCGCGCCGTCGTTGCTGATACCGCAAGTGGTGGATCTGCTCAAGTTAATACTGTGGCGCAGACAAACGGTGCAAGTTACTATCCAACATTTGTTGATAGTAATAATGCTAGTGCGGCAGCAGAAAGTGTTTACACTACAAGTAGTTTTAGTATTAATCCGGCTACTGGTAACATTTCAGTTGCGGGAACAGCGGGGTCAAACAACGCCACTTCTGGTGCTTTACAAATAGTTGGAGGAGTCGGAGTAGGCGGAAGTATGTATGTTGGTGGTGTTGTGACAGCAACTACATTCTTTGGTAACTTAACCGGGACAGCAACTGGAGCAAACACCGCTACAAACTTATTTGGTGGTAATGCATGGCAAATTCCATACCAATCAGCACCAAGTACGACATTATTTGCTAACTCGGGTACAACTGGCCAGTTCTGGCAGGCAGCAACTAATGGAGCTCCTACTTGGACTTCAACAAGTAGCATCTATGTTAACAGTGCGGTAAGTGCTGAAAAATTATATGCAGGAACTGCTGGACAAATTGTTTATCAATCAGCCGCAAGTACCACTGCGTTCTTAGGTACAGCAACTACTGGTAACTTCTTACAAGCCAATTATGTAGGTGCTCCTACTTGGACAACCACTGCAAATATCTATGTGGCTGACTCTGTTATTGCAACCAATGTTCGTGCAGGTACTGCTGGACAAATTGTTTATCAATCAGCCGCAAGTACCACTGCGTTCTTAGGTACAGCAACTACTGGTAATTTCTTACAGGCAAACTATGTAGGTGCTCCTACTTGGACCACAACTGCCAGTATGTATGTTAACCGAGCTGTCGTTGCTGATAGTGCAAGTGGTGGTGCAAACACCGCTACAAACTTATCAGGTGGTAATGCATGGCAAATTCCATATCAGTCAGCGCCAAGTACGACATTATTTGCCAGCTCGGGTACAACTGGCCAGTTCTGGCAAGCAACAACCAATGGAGCACCTGCGTGGACAACCACAGCTAACATTTATGTGGCCAATGCGGCTATCGCAACCAATGTTCGTGCAGGAACTGCTGGACAAATTGTTTATCAATCAGCTGTAGATACAAGTGGCTTTGTTGGCCCAGGTACAGCAGGACAACTTTTAGTAAGTGCTGGCGCAAGTGCTCCTGTGTATACAAACACAGCAAGTATATATGTTGCTAACGCTGTTACAGCCAATAACCTAGCCGCTGGCACCACAGGACAAATTCCTTATCAAACAGCGGCTGGCGCAACCAGTTTCTTTGGGGCAGGTACATTTGGTCAATTCTTAATGAGTACAGGTGCCAATGCGCCGGTATACCAAAGTACGCTAACACAGGCCGACGGCAACATTATTATTACCAGCAATACTGCGGCCACTTCAACAATCACAGGTGCGCTACAAGTTGTCAATGGCGGTGTTGGTATTGGCGGTAACTTATATGTTGGTGGTGAGATTGTTGCACAGAAATTAACAATCCAATTAACAACGGTTACAACTACACAAGTTACAACTGATGACATTATCAGTACATACAATTATACAAATGCCACATCAACTACTACAGGTGCATTACAGGTAGCAGGCGGTGCAGGTATTGGTAGAGATTTATGGGTTGGTGGTAACATAACTGTTCTAGGAACGATCAATGCTAGCGTTACTGGTGTAAGTACAACGGCCACAAACATCGCTAACGGAACTGCTGGACAA